TGCCAATATCCCCCTCCGAGCTCTGAAACCCATTCTCCCGCAACAGAATTCGATTTCCCCCTATGGGTATGGGGCACAGTTTAATTGGGCTTAGAATCGCTCTGAGAGCCTCATCCGATCCAGTCTCCTAGCTTGTCTTCCAGCCATCCAATAGCGCCGAGTAGCAACGTGATTGGATACCCGCGCAATAAGTGGCCAGTACCGTTTGGGCATTCCTTCAAACGCTTTCATGGTTCTCACATTCTGAATTGTGTTTTCCGACAGGCAGATTCAAACAGCAAGCATAGTTGCGATAATAGTACATTCCTACGCAAGCTCTACTACAGAACTCTTCGTGCGATATGACACCACCTTGTTTGTCATTGAAATGCACCGATTGCCAACCGTATTGGATTTCGAATCCACAGTTCTTACATTTCACAGCGCACCATCCAGGTAATCGTAAAGGCAACTAGCGGAACAGAATTCATGTTCTTCTAGCTTCTCACCTTTGTTGTCTCCGTGGTTTGCGTATTGTGCGAACGTGGTTACGTCATAGATCAATTGACCACAGTACTCACATCTCCGCTTCATGGGCGCCACCAGAATCCATTCTTTGTAACATGCTCTCCCTCATGATCTTTGAATTCCACACAAGGGTTTCCACCGTCAACGAATCGGTTAACCTTTCCGCACAGTCTAGCCTTCCGTGATTCTTTGACCATGTCAGCTACGCGCAGGATCACGTCGTCTACGGTGGCTGTGTGATTGTTTAATTCAAGCCTGGTACACAATTCAATCCATTTGAGAGAGCGCCGCCTACGCTCAATATCGTTGGCCTGCTTGAATTTCAGAATCCTATCTTCGGTGTCACTCATCGCCTTGGCTTTCTTGGCGTGGGTGCTGCCTGCTGCTCCACAAGCAATCCATCGTCGTACATCTTTGCCGCCAGCTCTTGCATCTCTTTGAATGTGACGTATCGCCATTCGGGCAATTCGTCAAACATGAATTGCGCTGCATTGTCAATCGTGTTCTGACGCTTCTCTTGTTTATCCATCAGTCGTCTTTCGCCATTCATCAAGGCTCTCAGTACATTTCGGGCAAAGCTCATGGGCAATGCCATCAACGGCACCCTGTATCAGGTACCTAGATTTAGAAGTAGCAAAATAAGACCAATCATCTGGTCTGAGTGAGCTTTCCTGTTCTACCTCGTAATCGCAACGGTCGCAAATGAATGTGTGAACTGTTCTTTGCATATGACTCATCGGTATCTCCTCATGTGAATTCGCCAGTGCGCCAACCAGTTCCACCAGCTAAGCTTATGCCACCGAATGTCTCCCCATATATCGTATCGCCGCAACCACTTTCGGCCACAGTGGCATTTCCAAATGGTTCCGGATGGCTCCCCGCAATAAAGGGGGTAGGGGCAATCGTGTTCCGGCTCTTTGGAATCCCCTCTGTAGAGGTACGTCAATTTGCACACTCCGACCTACAATGGCAGTAGCCTTTTTGGAAGAAATCGCAATCAACCATTTTCCACCAGTTTAAAACATCTTCGAATGTGTCGAATGGCTCAGAAGTCCACGTAACATGAAGGTTTCGCGCCTCCGGGCGATGTGGCCAAGTATCCCAACGTCTTACAATCCATCCGAATGGATTCTTTTTGATTGTCCACCTAATCATCTGTCCTGTCTCCCGTAACCGTATGGACCCTCATAGGACATGTCTGTGTGAGTGTGTGACGATACTTTGCAGTGTCGCGAAATCTCAACGCCCACAATGTCTTCCCCGCCGCATCCGTCTGATTCGAATCTGATTTTCACGGAGCATGAACAGTTATCCGATCCGATGGTTTCAGTCCTCATGGAATCATCCCCGCTCTCTTGGCATGGACATTTAGAATGGCCATTCTGGCCCTAATCATGTCAGGCTCTACTACAATCTCCCTCATGCGATTACCCATGAGAGGCAGTGCCGTTAATTCATTTGTTAGCGGATGGTACCCCATTTCCAGTAAGGTTCCGCAACTGGCACATATGGATACGTCTCCCGCCCGAGGTTGTCCTTTATCGTCGGTGACGGACTGGTGCCCATCTAGATATGTGTCGCACATCGGACATGTGAATCCCATTATGAGTCCTCCAAAAGCCAACGGGCGCAACACTCTTTGGAACAGAAGAGGTACTTGACCTGTTCGTGTTGGGTTACTGATCGATTGGTTCCATTAGGTCTTTCAATTACTCTAATCGAATAATCCTCAGGCACTTCTATTTTTTCTGAGCAAGAAGAACATTTAATTTCTTCGACATGGAAAATGTTCTCTACTACTACAGTAGCCATACGGAAACCCCTAAGGCATTAGCGAACAAAGCGATGACAAACCATGTGAGATAAGCGAATCCAGCTATGATGCACAGCCCGAATGTTAACGCTAGCCATTCATTCAAAGTCGTGACTCGGCTTGATATCGAATGAGATTGGCTCAGGGTCGGTACTCCCGTCAACGCTTCTAGCGTCCCATGATTTAATGAATTCGCTTGCCTCACTTGGCAAGTTGTACATCACTTCCCTGCCCTCAACCCAAAGGGCTGTATAGAGTACCCCCGTATGTGCTTCAATTCCGACACGCCTAAATGCTTGTGAGATGGGGCAATTGGCAGAATAGCTACCCTCATAGGTCTCCCCCCTGCGGCGACTTAGAAGCCACTCATTCGCAGCGTCCATATCCTGTTGTGTAACAGTAACTCTCATTTCAGGTGCTTTCCATAGAGACGGAAGTATTCCTCTTCAAGACTTGGGTCTTCTGCCCACACTGCTGGATGCTCAATTGCCATATGGCGATACATGGGGATGAACGTTTCCGGCTCATCGAATGACGCCAAAAAGCCTATGCCGCAACCCTCTTCGGCACAGTTGAAGACTTTGATATCCCAATCGTTCGGATTCTTGCTATCCATCATCGTGCATTCTCCCAATCACAAGATACGCCACCCGATCCACCATTGAATGTATCGATGGACCCTACGCAGATAACCTCTCTCCCATCGGGGAGATAGATGGTCCTGCCTTGCATGTCTAGCTGCCCTGCATCAGCACAGCCGGTGAGAGCCAAAAGCATTGCCGCGCAACCCGCCACGGCAACAATCATTTTACGTTTCATGCTTCGCTTCCTTTATTCGTTGGGGCTTTTCCAGCCGCTGGCCTTTAGACGATTCATGTAGTCATCGAATTCCATTTGCTTGAATGGCGACAGTCTACGCAAATCCGTTGGCATGGTACCGTTTTGGTAGAACTTCTCTACGAATTCCTCTGCGAACTCGCGATTGATTTTCATTCCTTCCATGAGCTTTTCTATAGCCTCTTCGTTGGTAGGGGGCTTTTCGTTCAGTTTGTCCTGAATCTCTGCCGACTGTCCAACGTTCAGCTTGCCTACGGCAATCTCTAAGCCCCCCTTGGAAAGTCGGTCTTTGATTTCCTGGTCCATAGCTTCGAGTTGTTCGCGTGGCATGGCTTGGAATTTCTCCATAACCTCTGCCTGATTTCGCGTACCAAAATATTTCCAGAACACTTCATTCATAATGCAAGCATCGTCGTAACCCAATCCGGTTTTCATGAGCTGACGAATACCATCTTCGTTTTTATTTTCGTTCACAGCATTCTCCTCGTGGATAGGAATTTGAATAGCTCTGTGTCTTTGTGGCAGGTGTTGCAGTGATATCCGCCATTGGGGTATTCCCTATCGAATTGGATTGCGTAACTTACGTGTTCCTGACACCAGGTCACTGAGTGGCCACAGTCGCCGGTGAGTCGCCACGATGCAGGTTTGCCGCATTCCTCTCCGTTTTCATTCATGACGAACGTGCAGGGTTCTTCAATGTCCTGACCCCAAAGTGCTTCTAGGTCAGTGTCTTCCATTATGTCTGCGAGTGTCATGCTTCCCACCGTTTATTTCTGCGCATTGTTTTCTTACCCTCTAGGGTCATAACGATTAGGATGAAGCCAATCCAAAAGGCAAGTCCCACAACGACTCCCAAGGTTAGCCCAATGGCGGTGCCCCATAGGGCTTCGAATCCGACTCCTGACCCCATGAATGGCAGCATCCCGATGCAGAAACCTAGGAGATTAAGTATCGCCCAATCAGGCGCTTCTAAGTTTTTGGCTTCTACCGCAATGGGTTTCGTTACTGACCTGACTTTATCGATTACCACGCTGGTCTCCAATCCTTGTTTCGCACTTGATGTTTGAATAATTCGCTGTGTGTGTAATTAACCAGATTGTCAAAGCACCAAAACTTAGCCATCGGTGAAGCTTGGTACGGTGGGTATATAAGCCATACCCCACCTGCTTTGTGTATGAACCACTTTGATGGATCGTAGTATTTAGAATCCTGCATCGCTCCACCCCGGATGTTTCTTTAGCCACTCCTTTTGATAACCCCTGGTCCTGAATTTCCTTACCTTGCTGCAATGTTTGCAACTCCGGTATCCATCGCGAGTGATTTCGTTTATGTATTCCCATCGGTCACGCGGCCACCAATCTCCCCATTCGTGAATTCCCAAGCGGCACTGGGCTTTTGGTGAAAGCCTACGAATGAATGGTGGACAAATCATTGCGGGTTCCTGGGGACGTTGTATCCGTCAATGGCTTCCACTTCGTCCATGTACTTGTCCATCTTCCGACCCATATCCTCTTGTGTGCCATCGTATTCGATGATAACAATACTGCCAACAAGTTCTTTCGAATGGATATCGTCTTGAAGATACCCGGCCGCGAAATCGTCTTTCCTCATCACCCAGAGAATGTTAAGGGTTCCATTAGCAATTTCTTCGGTGCTTTTAATGCCCTCTTCTAGGGTGCTGTCCACGTAATCTTGTACCGGCTTGTCTGTTCCGTAAACTGTTGGTAGACAGTGACTTACGACGATCATTACCTTCTCCCTTCCGAGCAATCCATTTTATGGCGAATATGGCCGGTCCATCTTTCGGCAACCATGCATTCGTTGCAGCACTTTCGCATTGGGCCAACGTATGAGACCAATTCAATCCAGGTCATGTCGCCCATATCGGTATCGGATTCTTCTGCGTGCCAAAGACATTCGTCATTGTTTCTATCGCCAAACCATATGCGGTCATGGCGGTCTCGGTATGTGTCCACTAGGCTCCCTTTCCGTGTGCCCCCCATGCTATCATCGTGTGAGCCGTTGGGCTACACTGAGATTCACTGACAAGTGAAAGGAATTTACATGGCCAAGGACAAGGTTAAAAAGCTAAAGAAAAAGGTGCTCATCCAGGAGATGAGGATCGGCCAGATGGGTAGGGAGCTTGACGAATTGCGTTCGCGCATAGCCAAGTTGGAGCACAAGCAGAATCCGTGGAATCCGTACACCATCCACTTTGACGCCAACACTGACTTTGCTTCCCTTGCAACAGATTTGGGCAAACGGGCAGCAAAGCAAATGATGAGAAGTGCCCGGTGACAGAGGCGGAAATCCTTGCGGCACTGTGTGATCCACCTGATGGAACCTATTGGATCACTTCAATTAACGTTGCGCGTGAGACGCTAGATGCTGCTCTAACGTCCGAAAGTGGTTCTCTGCCTTGTGGGTACCTGAGTGTCCCGCAATCGTCAGAGAATCCAACTCAGCGCCTTTATGAGGCATCTGAGCGTTGCGTGGCCACGTACAATGCGTGGATGAATGGAAGTATCGGACCGTGACTTGGTTTGGCGAAATGTTTCATAGCACAGAAACCCAATTAACAGACTGGTCAGACCAGAGCACTGCAATTAGGTACTACGGCAACATGTTTGGATACACGAAAGTCTTTCACGTTCAAACCGTGCAATGGTGGGAAGACCAGGCAGACAGGATAGCTCAGCGTCTTGGTTTGCCTGTAAAAGAAAAGGAAGAATTCCCAGAGTGGGATAACGAGGGAGGAAAGAATGGGTTTTAAGAATTGGTGGAATAAGAATGTCGTTGGGACACAGGACGTTACAGTCGACGGTCCCATTGTGGTTGGTGATGACTCATTTGCTTGTGGTGATCCCGAATGCTGGTGTGAGCCACCAGAAGATGACGCACAGGATCGCCTAGAACGGAATCCCCATGCAGTAGAAGCGATTCGGGAAGGCGATAAGGATTTGGAGAATGGCGATGTGGTCAAGCTCCACCATGATGCAGATGCTGAAACTTGGTCTCTTGCAGATGATTACGCACTGAATCCGCCAACCCGCGATGAGCTTGCCGGTCCGATTGACCTGTACCCTAACCAGATTGGCGGCGCGGTCGTAACAGTAAACGGCAGAACGGTTTTCAACTCTGAGAAGCGAAAGCGCAAGGCAGACGTAACTATTCAGTTCGATCCCGACAAGGGGCTTGTGACACTTGATATCACCGAACTGACAGACTGACACTCAAAAGCTAAACCCCCCAACCACTTTCGGAAGGGGGGTTTAGTCTTGGGCCGGGTCAGTATCCCCAACGGGAGTACTTGTGGTAGTCCTCTAGAGCGGACTTGATTTCCTTACGGATTTCGTGAACGGAATAACCTTTCTTTATCGCCCTTGTGATATCAATTGACGACAGTCCGGTATCCTTGGCTAGGGCTATTACCTCCTTCTCACTGATTCCGTATTCCTCTTCGAATGCGCTTTTCTTTGGCTTCTCGATTGCTGGTTTCGGCTCTCCTGGAACACATTTGCCCTTGCCATGCTTACCCCGATGAGCATAGGGGCAATAGGTTTCACCGCACGAATGGCATTCGGAGAAATGGGATTCGGACACATGGCCACTAGTACAATCGTTGCACTCTAACGGATATGCCTTCAAGTCCTGGAAAGAACGGTAACCCTCAATCTCGCTACGCCTGTCCGCAGGAATCTTTTCCTTGATTGACTTGTCAAGCGCCTCAACCATTTCCATGTACATGTCCTTGGATGGGCCATCCTCCATGGCATAGCCATCCTTGAAAAGCAATTGCATTTGCTCCGCTTGGTCTTTTGCTTCTGCCTCAATGGCTTCCACTGAACCTAGGGATGGCGCAAGGAAATTCGTGACCATGTCACTCGTAATCATCTTGCCGACGCCCCAAATCACAGAGCCAACAAGGAACAATGGGAAGAACACTGTAATCGCAAGTGCCCAAGCAAGAACCGATCCCGGCTTGGTTTTCGGAAGCTTGCCAGTTTCCTTGTATTCCTTTAGGTCACTCTTTTTTGCGTCCCAACGTGCGAACCAAAGGGAGAACAGAAATGCTCCACCCTCTGCGAGCAGAAGCCAAGTCCACCAATCCATTTCACTTTCCCGCTTTCTTCTCCGCCTGATTCTTCATGGCCTGCACCGAGTATGCCGTTAGGCGATTGCCTCCAAAGTCATATCCGAGATAGATAGCCAAAAGGAATGCTAGATACAGGGTGAGTGCCACCCAATCAATTGGGTCCATTGTGTTGCTCCGTTGTTGTTTGTTGCGGTTGTTCTGAACCGTATGTGCCGGAATAGAATCCGACACAGGTAAGGCACCCGACGATGAGGACTAGGGCTACGGCATAGCCCAATAGCAAAGGCTTGCCCAATTCTTCCCATTCGTCCATGTCGATGACCATTAGGGTGAAGATCATTGCGGCCAAGAGAAGAATTACACCCAAAACCCCTAGGCTCCATCCGCCTACCAATAGCGGTAGTTCCCAGCTGAAAGTCATTCCAGGATACCGTCTTTCGCAAGCGAATGGTAAATCTCATCGGCTAGTTCCATGATCATTGGATCAATGACGCCGTTCTCCCAATTCCGCGTGTGATGCTCTAATCCCTTTTCGACAATTCGAAGAGATGCGCTAATGGGGCACCATTCGGGATTCTCGCAATTGTCTTTGTGATTCACCACATCATGCCCATCAATCTCGAATCGAGAGAGATTGGACTGAGCCATGTGGATAATCGTTCGTGCGCCTTGCTCTGCTGTAATCATTTGTCTCCCTTGTGAAAGTGGGGCAGGACCTAGACTACCAGCCCTGCCCCACAATCCAATTCAGTTGTTAGTCAGCGTGATTCGCCCCGACGTACCCGTTGCTTATAAGGGGTTGCCCCACAAGCCCTTTGGCGTGGTCCTCCGTGGGCCACCAATCGTCGGCAACAGCCTCAACGACCTTGTCCCGGTTCACTTCTCGTAGAAGTGCAACCTCACCCTTTAGCTCGTGAATGCGAGTAGACATACGTCCACGTTCCTTGTTGGCATGTTTCAGAGACCAACGAAGGTGACGAACTGTATGCGACTCACGTTCCGCGCGTGCGTCTTCCAGAACGTCTAGGACCGCTTGTGCTAGCTCCACTTCATTGAGACCATCGTTCAGTCCCTCAGAGAGGACACCAGCAATGAGGTACTTACTTACATCTTTCATTTCTGCGTTGCCTTTCGCCATTGTTCGAGAACTGCATTGCTGACCACGCCACGAGAAGAAACGGGAATCCCGTTCTCCCTGGCCCACTTTCGTGCCTGAGTGTTCTCAGCCGTGGTTGCGCGCGGGTTGAATTGTTTCTTTGTTCGGCTGGTCGATGACCCTGCTTTGAGCCACGGTTCCATTGTTTCCTTTAGAAGCCGATAACTCTCCTCCGACAAATCAAGTGCCCGCTTCCTTCCCCCGAAGGCAACAGTCACCTGTTTCAGTTCCTCTTCCGGGACAACAGCATTCGTGAAATCATCCACGTACTGTGTCTGAGTGATTAGTTTCTTTGCCATTCCTTTTCCTTATTCAGTAGCCGTGGGCACCATTGAGGTACCCGTTAAGGCCATTAAATGCTGCACCTGGATCACGATGCAGCGGCCTTGGTGACCAGCATACGCCATCATTCCGGTGGCAAACTTCATTGACCGGAATGCGCCCCCAACGGTGAGGACCCCAGAACGTGTAGAACGGAAGATTAGGCAGGCCAACGGTTTCGATGCCACCGAACCCTGCATTACCTGGATTACGGGGATTCCCGTAGAACCATGCAGCAGAATTGTAATTCATTCTTCCGTCTGTCTGCCACCAATCCAAAACGGTACTAGCAGCACTGGCACCCAATGAAATTGCGTACACTTCGATCCTCGTGCCCGGACAGCGCGCTCTCATGGCGTGCCCCTCACGATTCAACTTGTCTCGCGCCACAATTCGCGAATGATCACCCTGGAACACATCTGCTGGATAGGTGATGTTCATTCGGTTTGCGCGATTCCCTGGAACTCCTGTACTCCCTGAATCTCCGTTTCCCCCAACGGCATAACGCTGTACGACGGGACATGGTGCGGCACTTGCTGTTCCGACACCGACAATCATCAAGCCCGACGCTACGATCATAGCGAGCGCGATGAGATAGGTTGTCACTCTTTGCATTTGAACCTTCTTAGAACATTGTGATTGGGACGCTCTCCTTAATTACCATCTGCTCTCTTGGTTTCCTCCTTCGCTAATGCGCGATACTGATCGATGACCTCTTGCGCTGCCCGGCCTTTCGTGTCATTCCATGCGGGTACAGAATGAAAGTCTGGGTCTATACCTTTGGTGACCTTTAGGTAAACCCTAGGATAGTGATTGAGGTATTTGTCGCCATACATTTCGCCAGCGGCAACTTCCAAAGCGCCTAGCGCGCAATGGTTTCCAGCCTCATTGTGTGCCTCGTGTTGACACCAGCCATCCCTTTCCAGAATGTCTGCCGCCTTATCGAATAGCTCAGCATCATTCGGCATAGGTTGTTTAGTCATTCCAATCCTCCATTAGGTATTCTTCAATCAATTCTTGAACTGCATCCTTGTCCGGTTCTTCGGAAGAGATAACCACAATGGCCGCAACGTATTTCACGTCCGACAGGTCTGCCTCAATGCCGAACCCTACGAGGCCATCCACCGGGAAGTCGCGCCAAATGAATTCATATTCTCCGTCGTCATCCTCTGGAAGGTCTTCTGCCGGAACACTATCGATCAATTGCACGATAGCGTCCTTGGCCTCTTCGCGGGTCTCAAAATCCCCGTAGACAACATCTACGTCTACACGGAACATGTCCCCCTTGTGAATCTCCCCCTGAATGTCTTCCTCATGAGGGGTAATCATTGTCGCACGGTATTCCACTTTGTCCGCCTTTCTCTGCGTATTTGATTTGCTTTTCAACGTGTGTCGCGAAAAGCCATTCAGTGTCCACCCACGTATCGCCTGAATACGTTGCACTGCAACGACATTGGATAAAGGTCTTTCCATCCTCGTTGGTGTATCTACGCCTTTCCATATGGCGGATGATTGCCTGAATCACGCCTTCTGATCCCGAATCTCGGTAAGCTCAGCGACCAAATCGTTTAACGCCTTGGGGGACAAGTCAATCCAAGACGTACCCTGTTGCAATCGGGTATGCAATGCGCGCCTTTTATTGGGCGAAATGACAATCGGCAATACATCGTCGTCAATAATTACTTTGCCTTCGTTAGCCACAATTGTAATTCCTTTCCACCTTTTTGGGTTTGGTGTCTCTGCCTGCACCTTACTCGCCCACACCACTAGCTGCAAGGGGTCGAAATGACTGACGAACCAACCTCTTTGGAGGAGGCACTTAACAATCAAAATAGGGTTACGCTCCTACGTGCTTTGCGCGCTGAGCTGATCCGGAAGCTAGCCCTAAGTGGCCCACGGGACATTGCTTCTATTTCTCGCGAACTCCGAGAGATTGAAGGTGAGCTATCCCGATTCGACAATGTAACCCAGGAAGAAACCCCCCTAGATGAATTCACTAAACGACTTAACGAAAAGAGGGGTACAGGAACCTAGAATCCGAATCATGCCCGATGAGTACGTAGTTGACTCATACGGAGATGAAGCTGCTTTCCTAGTAAGCAAATACGGACTAACCCCTGACCCTTGGCAAAAGATTGTCCTAGATGACTGGCTTGCCTACCGGGCAGATATGAAGTGGGCTGCATCCCGTTGTGGCCTAAGTGTTCCCAGACAGAACGGTAAGAATGGTTTGCTCGAAATGAGAGAGCTATTCGGACTCGTAGGTCTAGGCGAAAAGATTCTTCACACTTCACATCTGGTCGCGACGAACCGCAAAGCCTTTGTGCGCCTTGCCTCTTTCTTCGAGAACGAACGAAAGTATCCGGAACTTGCCGCGTTGCTTGATCCACAGAAAGGCATTCGACGCACTAACGGACAGGAAGCCATCTTTCTAACGAACGGGGCATCGATTGAATTCGTTGCCCGATCCCGTTCTAGCGCACGAGGATTCACGATTGACCTCGTGGTTATGGATGAGGCACAGGAAATGGATGATGACCATCTAGAAGCACTGCTGCCTACCACCGCTGCTGCACCCCTACAGAATCGCCAATTGATTTGGACTGGAACGCCTCCCGATCCGGAATTACTGGAAAAGGAAATCGATGTGTTCCTGCGTCAGCGTGATGCATCTCTGAATATGAATGAAAGGCGTTGCTGGCACGAATGGCATTTTCCCGATGACATGGACTACGGGGAACTCGAAACCTGGTGCTACGCAAACCCTGCCGCTGGCATTCGCCTTGGTCTAGAGGAGATTGCAGAAGACTACGACACCATGAGTGAAGAGGGTTTCGCTCGTGAACGTGGTGGCATTTGGGGTGACCCCGCTAATCAGCGGATCATTCCAATTGACGTGTGGCGCAACTGCTTTGAACTTAGACGTGACGATGGTGGCGAAATGTCCATCGCTGTTGATATGTCTCAGGACCGCCAATGGACTTCTCTCGTAAGCGTTTCCACTGCTGAGGGTATCCCCACGATGGACTTGGTCGATTATCGTTCTGGCCCACCGGAATGGGTTTGCCCCCGAATCCTAGAGGCGTGCAGACGATTTGACGTTCGATGTGTTGTTATCGATGGTGCGTCTACGGCAGCGGCACTCATTGAACCGTTGCGTTCCAGTGGAATTGAGGTAACGGTCACCAGCGCTCAGCACATGAAACGTGCGGCTGGAATGTTCCTTGATGGCCTGTACAGCAAGAAACTATTACACATTAATCAGCCTAGTCTAACTACCGCAACGGAATACGTACGTAAGCGAAAGCTTGATGACGGTTTCGCTTGGAGACGCAAAGATAATCAGTCGGACATTAGCCCGGTTGTTGCTGCGACACTTGCCTATTGGGGTTTGCTGTCGCCAGATGTTAAGCGTCCCATTAAGCGTAGGGGACAGGCTACTTTCGTTTAAGGATAAACATGGATGATAATACGGTCTCTGACCTGTGGCAGGCATACATGGATGACCTCGAACGCTTCGATAAAATCTATGACTATGTTCATGAATTGCGTGGTCTCCCAAGCCTTCCCGAGAATGCTGACGCTGAGATTCGTTCTATTCGGGACATGTGCTTTAAGAATGTTCTCATCCTTGTCCGCGATACGTTCGTCTCTAGCCTTTCTGTAGTTGGTTACAGCACAGCAAGTTCCGATGAGCAGAGCGAAGGTTGGGACCTTTGGCAGCAGAACAGCATGGATAGCAGGCAGTCCGAAATCTGGACTCCCGCAATCACTTACGGAGCATCGTATGTCACCATGTTTGTGGAAGACGACAAGGTTATTTATAACCCCCGTTCTCCCCGTCAAATGGTTGCCGGATACGAAGACCCTCAGGCTGACCTATTCCCTCGTGAAGCTCTGGAGATTTGGCACGAGCGTGTCGGTTCGAAATGGGTTCGGAGAGGGGCACTTTGGGATGCCGAGAATGTAACCCCCCTGTATATGGGTGAGGCTACTAGTCTTTCGGATTTCGGCAAGCTTGGATATCGGGCAGACTCTGACGGTGCCCCTGTGCCACATGGCTTTTCGATTGAAGGTGGGTATGCTCCCATCGTTCGATTCGTAAACCGTAGGGACAGTGAGGATCACGTAATGGGGGAACTTGAACCTCTGTTGCGTCCACAGCGTGCAATCAACGAAGTGAATTTCGATCGTCTTATCGTAAGTCGTTGGGGCGCTTTCCCTCAGAAGGTCATCACGGGCTGGTCTGGCAGTACCGCAGAAGTGCGCGCTGCTAGTGCCCGTAGGGTCTGGACGTTCTCTGATCCGGAGGTTAGCGCTTCTACCCTAGACGCTGCTGACGTTGGCCAGTACAACGAACTTCTAAATGAAATGCTAAGGCACGTAGCGAGAACGGCGCAGATTTCCCCCGCTGTTGTTGCTGATGCTATTCAGAACATTTCAGCAGACGCTCTTGCTGCTGCCGAACGTGACCAAACTCGTAAGGTCGCCGCTATGCAGGAATCTTTCGGTGAGGCAGTCGAATTGATGCTTCGGGAATCCAATCGCGCTCTGAGCCGGGAGGTTTCAGAAGACGCCGAGGTTGTTTGGCGGGACAACGAAACACGTACTCTCGCAGGCACTGTAGATGCCATCGTGAAAATGACTACCGCTGGTGTCCCTATTGAGGATTTGCTTTTCATGATGCCGGGTATGACCCAGCAGAAGATTCAGGTTATCTCCGCAAAGGTCAAGGCGCAGAAGGCACTTGAACGCCAGCAACAGATGGCGCAATTGAATGCTACTCGTATGCGTTCCCCGGAAGCGGAACAGGCAACCCAGCAAGGAATCACCAGAGAGAATCCCGCACAACGTAATACGGAGTAACGATGGCGACTATCGATGATCTAACGATTGTTGTTGATCCTTCGCTACTACGAGGTACTGTACGGATTGCAGACCTGGAACCCCTTGACATGCTTAGGGATTCACTTCAAGAGACCCTGAATATGGGGGTCGATGGGGTGGAACCTATCGCACAGCACATCTTGGAAAACCCTTCCGCCAAAAGCGATTTGGTTGACTACTCGATGTCTTACATGCCTGATGCTAATGGAATGTCCGCCACCCTGACCGGCGATACTCTAGAGCAAATCTCAGACGTGCAAGCGGTCTTGGCTCCGCAACCGATTAACCCTGCCGCCCTTGAAGTTTCGGCTACTTGGGCGGCAACAGGGGCTGACTTGCAGGACATTTTAAATCGTTTTGCGGAGATAGCCATTAGAAACATCTGGCTGTCTTCGGATAACACTGTGTTCCAGAGTTTCCCTGAGGGGCAACGCTTTCGACGTTATGCATCAGCTAACGCTTGCGGGTTCTGTCAACTCATGGCGCTTCGTGGTGCTGTCTACTACAGTCGCGAATCTGCCGGTGAGAGAAGCCAATACCACAACAATTGTCGATGCTTGGTTATCCCTGATTCCGTTGGGGTGCCCGACTATTACAACAAATGGAAAGATAGGTACGAGCGTTCCAAAGAGGCGCTTGGGCCTAAGCCTTCAAATACAGATGTTATTAACTTCATGCGTCGTGACACGAGGGCAGAATGAATGCGCTAAAGCCTTGGCACGGTTGGGCTTTCATCGCTGGTGCGGTCGTCTTATTTGAGACACTGTGTGCGAAAGAGCCTGTGCCGCAATACCTTACGCATGGATATTGGAGATTCAAAGAACAGCATCCACTGCTTGCATATTCAATTGTGGCTGTGACCGGACTTCACCTGCTTGGTCATATGCCACCCAAACTTGACCCATACCATCTAACAATCCTTGCTTGTACCGGCGCTGGAAAGTACTGGGCGACAAGGAAAACCAAGACTTCCGCAGTGTAGCGGAGAGCGCCAACACTCTGCGTTAAAAGAGTGGGATACCGACGGGTTTACGGAAATGCCAGATAATGAAAACGAAAATGAGAATGGGTACACTCCGCCCGCTTCTCAGGACGAGCTAGATCGGATCATTCAGGAGCGAGTTGCACGCGCAAAGGATTCTGCCTTGCGGGAATTCGCAGAGAAGTACCCCGACCTAGATAAGCTCGATGCTTATCGAGAGAATTCTAACAAGCTGAAAGAGCTTGAACAGAAGGGACTTTCGGCCGAACAGCTATGGGAGCAGGAAAAGAACGACCTGCTAGCTAAGCTTTCGGAAAAGGACACGACTATTGCCAGTGTTCAGAAGGAACTTGAAGACGAACGCCTCGAAAAGATTCGTAGTGAAGTGGCACTCACGAAGAATATCCCCGCTACGCAGCTACGCGGATTTTCTACAAAGGAGGAAATGGAAGCCGAAGCCGACCGACTAATTGAGTGGGCACAGGAACGCGCTTCTAACGCTGAGTCAAAGTCTAAGTCCCGCAGCAAGATTCGCAGCGGTGCTGGCGGTGGCACAGTGGACCGGGACAAGCTCACCCCCAAGGAACGCGCAGCACTAAAGCTACGCGGCGAGCTTGAATAATCAATTAATAATCAAAGATAGGTAATTCAGAAATGGCTGATACTAATCGCACTGATGCGGCAGCCCTAATCCAGGAAGCGTATTCGGATGTTTTCCTGGATTCGGTGTCTGAGACCGCTAAGGTGATCGGGACTTTCCCCGTTTACAATATGGGCACGAAGACCACTAATCTTCCTGTCCTTTCTACGTTCCCTCATGCTAAGTGGGTTGGCGAAAGTGCCACTGCCCCTGAGGGTGTCAAGCCTACCGCTAAGGCTACTTGGGCGAATAAGACCCTCGTTGCCGAGGAGCTTGCCGTTATTCTCCCCATTCATGAGAATGTTCTAGCAGACGCCACCGAAGACCTACTAGCAGAGCTTGCCCGTATGGGCGGCGCTTCTATCGGTCGCGCGCTTGACGCTGCTGTCCTCTTCGGGCATCAGAAGCCTGTCACTTGGGCATCGAAGTCTCTATTCGAGTCGGCCGATGACGCGGGTCAGGTTGTGGCTGTTGGTAATTCGAATGGCGTCGAGGGTGACGACATTTCGGGTTCGATCCTACAGGCAGCGGAAATGGTTGCAGACGTTTACGATCCGTCTCACCTACTAGGCTATTCGGGCCTTCGTTATCGTCTTGCTAATCAGCGAGATGCCAACGGGCAGCCCCTATTCCAGCCGTACATGCAGGGTACTCCCGGCTCGGACGGTATGGTTCATGGTCTAAATACCGTGTTCTTCTCGGGCAACGTCGATGACGGTTCGAATGGTGACGCTCCCGTTTGGGATCGTGACGTTGCTTCGGCTATCGTCGTGGACCGTTCGCGCGTCGTTATTGGTGTGCGACAGGACATTACGGTCAAGTACCTAGACCAGGCTACCGTCGGCGGCATTAACCTTGCTGAGCGCGATATGGTGGCTCTGCGCTTCTGTGGTCGCTTCGCATATGCCTTGGGCGACAACATCGCTCAGGGTCGGGTTGCTGCTGAGAACAGCCCCGTCGCAGTCATCACGCCTTACGCAGGCTCGTAATCCTAAGGAGCACAATGGCACTCGCAACTATCGATGACCTTGTGCTCGTGTTGGATAGGGAGCTAGAGGCAGGCGAAATCCAAAAGGCCACAGGCTATTTGGAAATTGCTTCCGCACTGGTCGAGGGGTACTGTCAGACAACTTTCACGTCTCCGGTACCCCGGCCAGTCGCCTTGGCTACGGCGATGATTGCCGCGCGTAGATTTGAATACCCTGCTGCCGCAACGAATTTGGGCGGTGAGGTTGAAAAGAGCCAGTACGTTATGGGTCCTTTCCAGGGTGGATTCACCTATGCCGGAAAGGGTTCCAAGTGGTACGTTGGTGCAGCTGAAAAAATCATGCTGGACCCTTATGCCGCACAGTCTTTCCAGTCTGTCGTACTTGGTTCCGAGCGTGGGTTTTACGAATGGGAAGAGGATGAATCCTGATGTTAGGCATCCTCTCCCATCTCCCATGCAATTATCCTATTCAAATCGCAAGGCGCACAAGCCAATCGATCAACGATGCAAATGAGACTGTCGTCTCACATGGAGCACCTGAGACTGTGAACATCTTCGGATGGGCACGTAGGCAAGGTCCCGACACGGTTGAATTCGATTCTGCCGGTGATCATTTCGAGAACCGACTTGAATTGTATGTTCCGTCTGATATCCCCATTTACCCTGAGGACTTGGTTTCGCTGGATGGTGAAACCTGGTGTCTCGTAAAGTCTTTGGGGGCTGACTACGACCACGGGCCTTTCGCTCCCGTGGGTTGTCGTATCTATTTGATTTCAGATGAAGTGGAGGCACCCCAATGGTCTTTGTAACTCTAGCCGATGGAAGCGTAACTGAATTCCCTTCTGCCACAGGGGTTATCTCTGAGGGCAACGGGAATCTTGCTGTGGTCCGTATGGTTTCAGGCAAGCCACTTCCGGTGGCGGGATTCTCCGCTGGTGTGTGGATTGGCTACGAGGTCAACGACATTCAGACATTCCACCTAAAGGGGTTTGCCAATGGCTAACGGCTTCAAGGTAAATCGGATCAAGTGGAACATCGCAGGCTTCCGTGAGTTGCGTTCTAACGGCGCAGCACAGTCGATGATTGATGAACGGCTACAAGCGATTTGCGACTACGCAAATAGCCAGGTCAGTGATGGCGGGTTCGACTGGGAATCGCATATGTCGGTGCCTAGTCCGCAAGGTCGCTGGCGCGGAACGGTTTTCCCAACTACGTCTAAGGCAAGGGCAGAGAACGCTAGGCACAACATTCTAATTCAAGCTGTACATGCAGGGGGCTAAATGTTTTCCGACAAAGTCCCAATCTCTGCGCTGGCCACAGTGATTCAAATCCTCAGTTCCGAATTGACTTGTCCCGTTGGGGCATCCAAGCAGAACGATTGGGGAAAAGTTTACATCACCGTGAAACGCCTTGGTAGCCACAGGTATACGCCTGTAACCAATAGCGCTAACGTTCTGGTGGAATGCTATGCGGAGAATGAATTAGATTCGGAACGCCTAGCCGATTTGGCTGAGTCTGTTCTCCGAAGCTCCGTTCAAAAGAGACAAGGTAATTACTATTTGACCTATTGGGATACGACTCAGGGACCTACTTCCCTTAGACATCCGGAAGGTCTGCACCGACACCAATTCATAGGAATCGCAACGGTTCCAGCTAGATAGGAAATTTAAATATGGCTAACACTGATAATGTGTATGTCGCTCAGCCCACGGCTACGGGCGGCACTTTTTATCGGGCAGTTAAGGGAACCCCCTTGCCCGAGGACGCAATTGAGGCCCTTGATGTAGCATTCAAGGACCTTGGTTACGTTGGCGATGATGGTTATACGTACACCATTACTCGCGATGCTACGGACATTAATGCTTTCGGTGGCGACATTGTTGCTAGCCCGCAGCAGTCCTACAAGGAAGAGATTAAGGTTACGCTCCTAGAGTCGAATAACCTTGAAGCTCTTAAGACTGCATTCGGCGATGACGCTGTGTCTGTCGCCGGTGGCGTGGTTACCGTGGCACGTTCCAAGGCTATTCTCCCGCGTTCGTCCTTCGTGGTCGATACCGTGGGTCAGGATGGCGGCGAGCGTCGTATCGTTATTCCTAATGGTCAGGTTACGACCGTTGGCGATATCGTCTACGTCCATAGCGATGTGGTTAAGTATGAGCTAACCATTGTTTGCTACCCCGACCTTAATGGTAAGCCTTCCTACGAGTATTCGGAAGAGCCTGCCTCCTAAGGCATTTCGCCCAACCGGCTTGGCGAACCGGAATGAAAGTTGGTCCCCTGCCCCACTACTCCGGGGCAGGGGGTCTCTTTCTTTTTTCTAATCCTCCACTAGAAAAAGAGAAAATCCTATGACCGATATCTTTACAGTTCCCGCTTCTCAGTCTACTAAGAAAGAGAATCAGTTCAAGTTTAAGCTTGGCGCAAAGACTTTCACCATTCCGAAGATGCAGTATCTTCCTGGTGATGCCATCGACTTTATCGATGAGAAAGCGAAAGAGGTTGCGCTAGAGTGGCTTTTGATGCGCCACCTTTTCATGTACCTAGTTCCTTTGGCGCAGGATCAGATTCGCGGTATGAGTCGTGATCAGATTGACGCACTAACAAAGGCGTGGGATGAAGCCAGCACAACCGATGTGGGGGAATCCTCAGCCTCAGAGGAATAATCCATTCTTATCCTGAGGCTTTCGAATATGACCTATTGACTCATGGATATAGGCCATCCCTACAAGAACTAACCCTCCGCGAATTGTACGTTCTAGCATCGGGTTTCGCTAAAGACGAATCCTGCCATTTGAATAGGGAGATTGATCCTGATTATCAATGGCACACGATCCCGGTGATGTTCGACTCTCTGATTCTCCATGCCCTACAGTTGGCAAACCACCAGCGTGGCATGGTAGTTGACTCTCAGGGTCTCCTGGTCATCCCAGAATTGATCACCCAAGAGTCACTGGCCAGAATGCTGGCAGAGAATCCTGAGCCTAAAACAGATTCAGTTGTTGAGCAGGAGCACCCAGACCACGGTCGTAAGAGGTTGCCCGGCACTATCATTGAGTCTGCTGATGACTTAGAGAAATTCAAGAATGAGATGGAAGAACGTAGGCGGCAAAAGCGAGAGGCACGTAAACAAAGAGAAACCCCCTAGGTCGAAACCTAGGGGGTCCTCATTCTGAAACGTATCGGGGATTCCTCCCTGAGAAGAGGGTGTCCAGTTCTCTTCTACTACAAGAGCATTCGTGGAAGAGGGACCGCTAATGAATCCCGGAAGGGGTTAGGGGATTCATCCCTACCTCCGAAACCCGTTACGTTCCAGGCTTATTCAGTTATGGTAATCCCCCTACCTCCGGGAAGTACGGCAGAGGTAGGGGGGACCCATTTTCACCAGGAGTCTTCACTCCTCTTTCAGGCTACCACCCCTGAAAGTTCTTCTAGCTCAACGGCTTCCGCAGGGTGCCGAACACATCGTCACCATCTGCACTGGCACCATAGACAATCGTGGAAGGAATAGCCCCCTCGATTGCCCGACCAAATGCTTCCGTGAACTCGACTGGCTTCTCACCCTCACGAGCAAGCAACTGGTCTTCCAGCTGAGGTCGGAGTCCCCTTGCGGCAGCTACCAAGTCGGGCGTGTCCAGGACATACCCAGTCGTACCGCCAAGGCGCGCAATGGCATACGTCTTTGCGCGTTCCAGTGCCTCTCGAACGAATGCCGGGAGGAACTGCTCCATCGATGCATAGACCTCATCGAAATCGACTGTCTTGGCAAGCTTGTCAGCCGGAACGATTGCCTTGATGAGCTTTTCAACGCCACCACGATCCAGGTCTCGAATCGGAATGACAGCATCGATACGACCGGGGCGAAGCATTCCCTTGTGAATCCGCTCGTAATGGTTGGTGGTCATCACGAGACAAAGTTCTGCACCCTTGGAAGTCAGACCATCGAACGATTCGAGCAACTGCTGAACCTCATGGTCATCGGCCGAACTTGCCTGTCCGTCAACGTCTTCGAAGAAGACAACGGAAGGCTGGTACAACCGTGCAAAACTGAGAACGTCATTGATGTTCTCACCGGGCTTGGCAGAAATGAATGTCCAGTCATTCTCATTGGCTTTCTGCGCGGTAAGGAATCCAGCGGAAGTCTTACCTGTTCCGTAGGGTCCTTCCAGGAGAACCGAACGCTTGGTGCGAATTCCCTCTGCCTTCAACACATCTCGATGTTCCAGAACGGACCACAGGGTTCCATTCATGGTGGCCAGTGCCTCATCGGAGAACACAACCTCATCGGGATTGAACTGCCGAAGGTCAAGGAACTCAGGCGTTCCCGACGTTCCGACGATGCTCTTGGCGCGGTAAATCGAATTGGTCTTCAATTCCTCTTCGACTGCCCGGAAGAATTCCTCAATCTTCGGGGAATGCTTTTTCCGAACACTCGCAACCAAATACAGGCAGGTTACGCCATCCTTTTTGGTGCCGGTGATTTCCAGCTTGGCATCGTCTCCGAGAGTCGGGAGAGCGATTGTGCCCCAAGGGAACTGCTCAACCACACCCACATCGGTGGCCAAGTCCACGGTCTGGGGCGGGGTGGTCCCAAAGAAACTGTGCTGTGCAATTCCGAACGTTGCGCCATAGACCCGCTTCACAACGCGATTGACTGCAACCACGCCATCCCAAATGGAATAGCGGAACAGGCGATTCACGTCTGTCATTGTTTCGGCTTCACGTTCCAGCCGGTCCAGAATCTCGCGTGCCCGCTTGTAGGTCATTCCCTCAGGGACTGAGATGTACTGTCCCTCATGGAATTTCACCAGGTCGCCGGTGATGACAGCATCTTTCCCGCTGCCACCGATTGTCACTGTTGCACTACCGCCCAGTTGGGCGGCAAGGTCGGCAAGTGCCGAATTCGAATCCATTTGTTACCCTTTCCTTTTCGACCGCTTGTCGGTCAAATCTGTGGTGTCACTTCGTTTCTACGCGGAAGTGTCTGTGCTGTCAAGCATTCTCTGTGGGGAAATTTCGGCTACCTGACCCACGAGTGTGCGCCAATATCCACTTACCCCCACTTCCCCGATGTGATCCTGCAACCTTTCCCCATCCAGTACATCACAAGGACTGCTGTTGGGGTTGTCTTCCCATGCGAGAGCTACGTTTTCACCGATTTTGAAAATGAATCGGTGATCCGCTCCGGTGGCGTAAAGCAATTGGAAATTGGGAACTTCACCCCACATATCCCAATAGGTTTTGCGGTAGACGTAATAATCAGAACTACAATCCCAATCACACGAGTCCATGTAGATGTTTGTTCGGTACGGTTGCCAGAATTCCATCGCCTCTCCTGTTTGGAGACTTGGCAATTCGTCGTACAGATGTGGTGTCCATTTCAGGGTGTACGGATTGAACATGAAGAACAGGTCTACCGTGGGGATAAAGCAATACTTTTTCCCCTCGTTGTCATACCAGCAAAGAAAGAAATTCTCCCTTTGAATTTGGAGTTTCATTTCATCTTCGAAATTGGTCATACCAAAACCTCATCCCATCCCATGCGAACCCAGTAGCTATTCCTACGCACATGGTCAATGTGGTTGCGTAGCAACTCATCCTGGATTTCAATGAAGTTTCCAGCGAAATCGTCTGAGCCGGTTTGCCATCCAAGGGCTAGGTCGTTGTTGACTTTGAATATGAAATTGAATTCTCCACCATCGTTTGACCAGGCCAAGGTCATTGGTTCAAGCCTTCTCCAACTATCCGTTGAAGACCCGTAATCCTTTGTGGGTCCACTGATGTGGATTGTCTTCCCGTACGGGGTCCACTCAGGCAGGGTGTACTCACCTTCCACCAACATCGGAAGATTGTTGTAAGTGTGGATGGTCCAACGCTGATCGGGCATCTGCTCTCTCGGGTTGTACATGAAGAACAGGTCGTCAGCCAGAATGAATTTATAGACGGGATGCTCTGGCCCCAAACGCCATTCGGCTACGTTCCGATCCTGTGCAACCAATTCCTTGCAGGCGATTGTGAAGTAGCTCTGCATCGGGTCATCGAATTCTGTCATTGTTTCCCTTCCATTTTTTCCAGCTTATTTAATAACTGGACTTCCCTTCGTCTGCTGCCACCGTACGTGGCGCACAGGGGGTCCGCAACCTTAAAACTTTAAAGGGGTTTACGCACATGGCCATTGAACTAGCACAGGCGTACGTCTCCCTACATATCGAGTCCAAGGACGTTCCCAAGGAAGTGGGACAAGCCTTGGGGGGCAACCAAACTCAGAGGGAGGCGACGAAGGCAGGCGAAAAATCTGGCGGCAAATTCGCTTCCGGTATGGGCAAAGTCCTACTAGGTGCAGGTGCCGCTGTTGGTGCTGCTGGTGGCGCTGCCATCGGTGGTGCTTTGGCATCAGGCTTTTCACGCCTCTCTAAGATTGAAGAGGCCAAATCCAAGCTAACAGGTTTGGGTAATACTTCCATGGCAACAAGTGAAGCCATGGATTCCGCATTGCAATCCGTCCAAGGAACAGCCTATGGATTGGATGATGCTGCAACGATTGCCGCGTCAGCTATGGCGGCAGGCGTCAAGCCCGGTAAGGAACTGACGAATTACCTTAAACTGACGGCAGATACAGCGTCCATCACTGGTGCGTCCCTGTCGGATACCGGCCGCGTGATGAACAATGTCACGACGCTAAACAACGCTTACAACGATTCTTTGCAGGTTCTCGCTCAGCGCGGATTGCCTATCTACACTTGGCTTTCCGAGGAGCTAGGCGTTTCCACGGCGGCGGTGAAAGACCTTGCCAAGGAAGGAAAGATTTCAGCGGCTGTATTTCAGCGCGCTATTGCAAAGCATGTTTCAGGTGCTGCCCTAGACGCTGGTGATACGGTTCAGGGTTCGTTCGAAAATATGGTGACCGCTGTAACCCGTTTGGGCGCAGCGTTTTTGGAGCCTAGCTTTAAGCGTGGCCCCGGACTCATCGCGGGAATCACTACCCGAATCGATGCTCTCGCACCGACTGTTCGCAATTTGGGAATGGATGTCGATGACACTATTTTCAATAAGCTAATTCCTGGTCTCGAAAAGGGATATGCCGCTGCTAAGCCTTGGGCTGAAATGCAGTGGAAATCCGGAATTGGCTTGGCGCTCCAGGAAGCTGGCGATGCCATCCAGGAATTAACCCCAGCCGTGAAGGACCTGTTTAAGGCAACAGGTTTGGGTGGTGGCGCTGCTGGCGTTTCCATGTTCGGGTTCATTACCGCTGGCGTACAAGCGTTTACGGCTGGACTAGAAGCCGTCACTCCTCTCATCAAGTCGGTTTCAGGATTCCTTGCTGAACATACGGGAATCGTGAAAGCCGCTGTCGGAGCGTATCTTACATTCAAGTTTGCACAGATGGCCCTTGGTGGTCTGCGTGCAGGTTGGGCACAGACTGCTGCCGCTTCCGGTGGGGCACTTGCCCGTATGCGTGCAGGAATGTCTACCGCTAACATTCAGGGTGGCGTTCTAACCCGTACTGTCTCAGGCATTTTCACCACGGCTGGTGCTGCTGCCGCGACTACTGCCCGTCCTATCTCCGCTATTAATACCCTCCTACGTGGAACCGGTACTAGCGCAGCGGTTTCCGGGCGTGAGCTTTCGAGAATCAGTACTAACCTACAGAATTGGGGTAGCTCTACCACCCCGATCATTGCTGGTACGAATCGACAGATTTCTACGTTCGGGTCCAATACCCGTACTGCCGCAACGAATACCGGAACTCTGGGTCAGAGATTCGCTAACGCTGGACGCAACGCGCTTACTGCTGGCGGACAAATGGCTAAGGCTATCGGTAGCACTCTCGGTTTGACTGCCGCTATTGTTGGCGTGGGTATGCTGGCCCAAAGTTGGTCTGACGCAAGGGCTAACAGCCAGCGCTATGCCGCTTCTCTGAAAGATGTTGAGAAAGCACAGTCCACCGCGTTTAACGCTCTAATCGCTTCTCGCGGTGAAACAACCCCTGATGTGGTTGCAGCTACCGCGGAACAGGTTAAGGGCGTAGAGGATGCTCTGAATAGCGTTAAGGGTCCCGCTTGGCATCAGCGTTTGGGTGATTTCTTCCAGCCTTCCGGTGAGGATTCATTCTCTATCGGAAACATTCCCGGCCTTGGCCCGGACATGCCTGAAAAGCTTTCCAAGCCTTCACGCATGCAAGAGAACCATGATGATTCTCAGCGTGCGCTAAAGGTGATGGATGCCCTAAAGATTACTACCGAAGAAATGGGCGTTGCCGTTTCCGGTACTTCTCTACAGTGGCAGACCATGCGCGACAGGCTAACTGCCGCAGGTGATGGTGGTAATTATCTTCTGTCGAAGATGGTTCCGCTACGTATCGAGCATGAGGCTTCCGCTAAGGCTGCTCGTGAATTGGCTCCTGGCACAATGGAATTGGGCCGCGCCATCGACATTATGGGTGACTCTTCGGCTTCCGCTTCGACGAAGCTAAAGGCTCTCAAAGAGGCGATGGACGCCGCTAATCCCCAGGGCGACAGGGCTTCTGGTATGGCTGCCTATGGCGAAGCAATTCGTCAGGTGCAGAATGAGATTGGCAATCTGTCTGGCGTGGTCATTCGCGCTGATGGTTCGTTGGATACCGTAAACGAAAGTGGCGCAAAGCTTTACGCTACTCTCCGCTCTCTCGCCGAGGGTGCCGGTCAGGCAGCGGTCAGCGGAAACATGGAAGACATGAAGCGCGTTGCTCAGGAAAATGAGCAAGTGTTCCGCCAATTGGCCGATGCCACAGGGCTTTCCATCGGGAAGATCAAGGAACTTTACGGAACCTTCGGTGGTAAGACTGTCGATATCACGATGAGTCTAGCCAATCAGCCTGAGATTATTAGTCAGCTTGGCTTTATTAAATCTCAGCTTGATGGTGTGAAAACCAATGTGCCGATTACCATTGGCGCAGACCAGGTTACGAAGGACACTGAAGCCTATCTAACCGGACTCGGAATTAAGGTTGACCGCCTAGCCGATCCATCTGGTAAGACGGTTAAGATTAATGCACAATCCGAAGGCGCAGAAGCTGCACTTGCCGGAGTGATGCAGAAAATCATCGAGTTTAATAACTCGAATCCCGAAGCCAATATGGACCTCAATACAGCTAGGTTCAATCTTAAAGCGGGAGAAGCCACTGATGCTCTTACGCGCCTTAAGAATTCGGATGCAACGCCTCAGCCTGTTGATCTAATCATCGATAAGCTCTTGCAGGGCAAGCAGATTTCCGTACAGGAACTTGCTGTTCTGAGTGCCACTACCGCTAACCCCAAGGTTGCGCTAGAAGCTAAAGAGGTTATGGCTAAGATTCAGGCCATCAATGATGCCTTGGATCAGGCAGCTCGTGAGCGTCGTGCGCGAATTGTCATGGAGGAGTTGCGGACTGGCCAGATGACCAGCGAGCAATTCGGCCAGAACTTTGATCGGAATATCCGTTCTCGCGCCAATGAGAATGGTTCCATCACTATGGACCATTTCGCTAATGGTGGATTTAAGCACATCAACAAGCCGACCAAGGCAGACATCTACCAAGGTCGTGGTGCCGGAACGGTTTTCGCTGAGTCGAAGACTAAGGGCGAAGCCTATATTCCGCTCGCGCCTGAAAAGCGTGGTCGCAGTTCACAAATCCTAGGCACGGTTGCGAAAGCCTTTGGCTTCCAACTACTTAAGAACGGTCAGTCAAAGGTTAACCTCAACAAGGGTAACCCAAATCCCAAGGACTTCAAGGGAACCGTCGTTAATGGTATGCGCGTGTATGCCGATGGCGGTATTTCAATTGATGACTTTGATGCTCTGGCTCGTGGTGAGATTCACGGTAATGTCCCACTACAGGGTGCCCCCTATGTTTGGGGTGGCGTCCATTGGGGTGACTGTTCGGGCGCTATGTCTGCGTTCTCGAATCTTGCTGCGGGACTTCCGCCTTGGGGTTCGCGATGGGCTACCGGCTCCGCTGAGGGTGAACTAAAGCGTCGTGGTTTCACGATGGGTCGAGGCTCCGATGGTGATCTACGGTTTGGTTGGCACAACAACGGAGTTGGTCATACGGCAGGAACGCTACCCTCTGGCGCTAACGTCGAGATGGGTGGCGCGAATAATGGTGGCGCATACAATGGTTCGGTTGGTGCTGACGATGGTCAGTTCACGAATCATGCCTACATGTCAGGCTTCGGTGGGGGCTACGACTATTCGTCCCCCGAGGGAGAAGATAAGGGCGGCTATGTTATTCGTCCGGATGGTTCGTTCTATTACGATCCTAATCTGAACACGAGTGGCGGTAGCAATTCCACTATTGTCGGACCTTTCGACGGTGGCGGTAATACGGATTCCATTTCCGGCCTGTTCGGTTCGGCAGCGAGTGCTGCTGTGGCAGGGCAGGTTTCGGATATTCTAGGTGTCTTCGGTATTCCCGATCAGCCTAGTCAGCTAGCTGCATACAACGAATACATTGATGCCCGCAAGGGTTATCTTTCGGGAATGCTTGAAAAGCTGAACAAGGAAGAACGTGAAAAGAACGGTGGCACAGACGGTACCGGCTCTAAGCTAAAGGATGGTTCTGCGAGTCCTCTTGAACGTCAAGAACTTAAGGACAAAAAGGACCAGCTAAAGCGTTCATATGATGATGCTAAGTTTGAACGTAGCATGAAGTATGACGAAGCTAAGGACATGCTTGCCGATAAGTATCGACCCAAGGGTTCCGATAAGAATGCTTATCGTCGTGAGTTGGACGAACTCGAAGATCGTTACAAGCGTGAGGAATTCGACAAGGAGCGCGAATATGACGATGCGGTCGACGCTCTCGAAAGAGGCTTGACCAACAAGTATCTTCGTAACGATCAGCCTGGTACGTCTGCCCCCGAATCCGAAACTGGCGCACAGCAATCCGGCCCACAAGAGCAGGTTATTAATTACAACCCTGCCGCTGGTGCTGGACAGTGGGCACCCTATGTGGCTCGTGTTCTCACGATGCTTGGTCTTGATCAAGCCTTGGGGGACAAGGTCATTGCTCAGATTGATATTGAATCTAAGGGTGATCCGCGTGCCGTCAATGAGGGTTATTCTGCTGGCGGTGGCCATCCTTCGGGTCTATTGCAGACTCTTCCGGATACGTTCAATGCGTTTAAGTCTGGGCAATTGTCTTCGGATATCTTTGATCCTATGGCGAACATTTATGCGGGTTGTAACTACGCAAACAATGATCCCAAGTATAAGGATCGGGGCATTGCTGGAATCTGGCCTACGACAGCGGGTTACGCCAAGGGTGGACCCGTTAGCGGCAAGGGTACCGGAACCTCTGATGAGATTCCTTTGTGGGCATCGAATGGTGAATTCATTGTCGATGCTGCCACTACCAAGGCTGCTGGCGCTTTGCTGCCACACCTTAACGGTAATCCTAAGTTGGCTGCTGCTGTTAGCGACTTCGTAATGGGCACAGGCAATTTGGCTAAGCAGTATTCTCCGCAAATCGGCATTGCTGCTGGTGTCGCGGATGCTGTGAATTCCACGGCTGTGGGTGCTGCCCGCCAAATCCAAAGTACCGCAACAGGTTTCGCAAACCAGTTCCGGCACAACGCTCCTGCTAATTCGACAGTGGATAACCGAGTAATGATCGAATCCATTTCGGCTAAAGATGCAGACGATATCGCTAGAAAGATTGCTCGTAACCAACGTGTTCGGGCTATGACATATTCAGGGAGGCCATGATGTTTGAACCGTCTAACTCGATCATTGAGCTATTCGGTTGTGACGGTTCGTATTTCGTTATCCATGGACAGGGTGCTGGGGACCAGGGTGTCTACCTAGGTAAAGGGCAAGCCGAAGGCTTGTATGACGCCCCGGTCAAAACCCAGTGGCGCAGTTCGGCTCACGAGATTGGTGGCAAGCATAAGAAAACTAGCTACCTAGTTCGTGAACTTGAATTGGGCTTCCACGTCCTAGGCACCGATGTTGAAGCGGCACAGAACGAATCAGACCTACGTAAGGCTTTCGATTATTCGGAAGACCCGTGGGATGACGATGCTGTGCAAGCTAAGCTGACGTGGACCATCGAGACGGCAGACAATAGTTCGTCGCGCTCCCTGGACGTATTGCTAAGCGACACACCAGAAATGAAGATGGAGGTTGACCCCCGCACACTAGATGAGACTGGATACTTCAATCTAGTTTTGCCCCTGAGTGCGGGGCAACCGATGTGGTATGAACCAAGTGTCACAACGGTTTTCAGCTCCACAGCGACAAGCGCAAGCGGTACTATCACGGTCTCTAATCCGACCGATCGACCGATGGCCCACAAGTTCATTTGTACTAGGGCCACTTGGGTTTTGCCTGATCCTTCGTGGCGTGGCAGACGATACCTCCGTGCGCCTGGTGGTCCGTATCCTTCACGGACAGTTACACTTCCGGCTCTCACGAGTACCGATGGTGGCGCTGTCGTGGACTTGGACCCCATGCAATTGAATGTCCGAAGTGCCAATGGCACAAACCTTTTGGGTCGTATGCCCGTCGTGGGTTCGTACTTCATGCACGTCATTCCGCCTTACACTCCCCCGACTCAGCTACCTGTTTCCTATACGGGTGCCCCTGCGGGAGGCGCAATGGTTCAGTGTGTGCAACCCCGATTGTGGTCTCGCCCTTGGGGATTGGAATAAGATGCCTAATAACGTTACATTTACTGATCCACTTCTCACGCAATGCGAACAAATCTGGAATGCTACTCGCGCTCAGATTAAAGAAGATGAACGTATCCGCAAAGAGCGTCCCGTAGTTAAGATTTGGGATGGCGAATACCATTTGCAATTCCTCTGCCAAGACGAATACAAATTCGAGGCTGAGGTTATTGACAACGAAACGGGCACCGCCCTTATCGACATTCCCTTCGAATCACCTACGGCACAATGGATTAACCAAGAGTACGAACGTGTCCAGAGGGACGAAGGCAAGAACGTTCACATGACCTACGAGTATTGCGGTATTCGTAATGGATATCGTCTAGATAACCGTGTCATGGAACGGGATGAAGATGGCATTGCTGTTCTGCACACTACTTGGCTTCATGATTACGAGGAGCTGAAATGGTATCAGCTCTGGTCTAATCCGTTTCTACTTGCGGCAGTACAGATTCCGCGTGTCTTCATCCTAATCGGTCCTGCCCGTTGGGTTTTGCTGACCGCTCTGTTCCTGAACATTCTTCGCGACCAACTACACCTCTGGTCTATTCCGGATGATCCGCTGGACGTCAGCGAATGGTTCGATCTATCGATGAATGATTGGCCGATTGTTGTTGAGCCGCTTAGCTTCCTGGATGACATGGAAGCTGGGACTCTTTGGACTTGGCTATCGTCTCGTTGGAAGACGTGGCACGATGTGGCCGCGCCTATTTTGGAAGACTGTGAGCTATCTGTTCGCTGTCGCCGGTGGCTAGAGGGTGACGATGACCCTTGGCCTGGCGCCAATCTCCGCTCTGGCGCATTGATTGTTTCAATTGTTGACCAGTCCGGTAACTACATCGGAACTTCCCACGGCGGAACGCTTTTCGATGGACTGTTCTACACCATCGGCGACTTCGCTGCCGACTTTATTGAGACCACCTATTCTCTTCTCGGTGGTATGCCATCACCAGATGACTACTACCAGCAAGGTTTCCGGGGTACCCACAAAACTAAACCGTGGGTGATCTACCGCGAGGGTGACCAAACAGGTATCGACACAAGCGAATTCATCGCCAAGGCTGAAAAGGGTATCCAGATTAATACTGGTGGCCACAGTATGCCTGGTGTCAATGAGGCTATCTCCGCTGCCATCCAAGCAATTGGCGACGTGGTGGGAAATGCCTTGCAAATCGGGTCAATTGGCGGTTCGGTTGACGCACTTCTGAAACCGATTTACGAGGACACCATTCTGGCCTGGATGAGCGTAAAGCTTGTGGGACGCAGTTCAACTCAGGGTTGGGCTAGGTATTTCGAATACTTCCAGGATGGTGCCGACAAGGCTTACACGCTTTCGTCTTTGCTTGTCCTTCGCGCTGGAATCTGGGCTACCCGTGGAACTTTCGGAGTTAAGCTCACTGTTCGTGATGGCGCTCCGTACATGGTTGGCGAACAGGGTCTAGGCGATTTCACTATTGGTGATCGTATCGGTGCGACCATTGCCGGTGACCCTACAGGACGCATCTTCGTTGACCGTGTCACTAAGCTAAAGTTGGCTTGGGACAGGGACAATGCGCCTGAATGGGAAATCACCATTGGTGACGACAAGGAACTAGAGGACCCAGTTGTTAAGGCGTTCAAGAAGATTCAGGCTATTATGACTAGCCTGCACGATTTGGGCGTTTTCTAATTCAAACTCCTACACCTCCAAGGAGATTCATTCATGTCACTTCGCGAAGAGGAAATGCCCTCTATCAAGAATTGTGATCCGACCGACCCTGAGGAAGCTTTCCTTCCCTATTACATGGGAATGCCGAATCAGCGTGGCGCTGGTATGCCTTTCCCAAAGTCGTACTTGCGCTTGCTTTCTCGCCAAATGTGGGAAGCAGGGTGCCGACCTCCGGGACCTTGCCCCCATTGTGGTGAAGACATTTCGGAAGTTCAATTGCGATATCAGAAACCACCGATGCTTGACCGGGAACATTGGGCAACCAATCCTGGCATGTGGGTTCCGATTGATACGCCCGAGCCAGAATTTACTCCCGTTGATGAAATCGTTGATGCCATGCCGCCTTTGGTGCGTGAGGCTGTTGACGCTTCGCTTGATAGATATCGAAAGTAGGTGTGAGACATGGCAGGTGTAATTGAACCTGATGACACTCCACCCGCTGGATCATATGAAGCAAGTGTGGAAAATCTTTCTACTTGGTCTGCCCGTTCAGAGAATCAATGGAAAGATATCACTCGTGGTAATGCACGTAGTGGATATGACAATGCTGCTGCCGGTAGGAATTCCCTGTTCGGTCAATTGTCTTCTGTCGCAGCGGGTTTGGCCGACGTTGTTTCCGATCTTGGTACGGTTGTCTCAGGCATTTTCGATAACTGGTTTGGCGGTGGCTCTACTGGTGATCCGCTGGAAGTGGGTTATACCATTCAGGCTATTCGCGATGCTGTCATCGAGGGTGCCACTGTTGTAACCGTAACATCAAATGGCACAAGGGTAATCCCATCCACTATTACCGAATGCCATGCCATTGTTATTGGCGGTGGGGAGAATGGACAAGACGGTTCTAACTCTCTCACAGGCAGTGCGACTAGAACAAACGGTGGTCGAGGTGGTTCATTTAAGAGTGTTCCGCTAGATGTGAATACCGTTAAGGGGCAGACTCTTACGATTACCGTTGGCGTTAATGGTTCAGCGACTACCGTAAAACTTGGTGCTACCACCTTGGCTTCGGCTCAGTCTGGTGAAGTGGGCGGTATTGCTGTTGGCGTTTACGGTTATACGGGAACAACTTCCATTCCTGGTGATGGTGGTAAAGGTGGCTATGGCGCAGCATCAGGTCAGGATGGCGTTAATGGGCTTGACGGTACGGCTTCTGCTGTGGCCGCGAAAGGCATTGGCGGAACAGTAAGTTCAAGTTCTGGCCCCCGAAATGGTACTGCCGGTGGAAATGCAGACCCTGCCGCTAGCGTCAAATCTGGCGCTGCTGGCGGTGGCGGTGGCGCTGGCGGGCATACGGCTTCCCTTGCGGGAGATGCGGGTTCGGGTGGACCGGGTGGATACCCGGGAGGCGGTGGCGGTGGCGGCGGTTGCGGCGCTAATGGTGGTCTAGCAGGCTCAGGCGATAACGGACCAGGAGGAACAGGGGGACCAGGAATCGCATGGCTAGTGTACAAATAATTCAAGAGAACCTACCCAGCTACTTCCCAATCTCCAACCTGTACAAGGTAATTGGGGAAAACACGTATTTCATTGTCACAGTTAAGAATCCAATTGATTTGCTGGACATGTTCATCAATGTTGGTGGAACAACCAAGATTAGACACGTTGACCCTGGCGTGGAAGTGTTCTTAGCCAATGAGCTAGGCAGGGTTGTTGACGCTGACGGTAACCTCGAAAACGGTTTAACCGCAATAGCTTCCACCGATCCTAATACTTTTGCCTTGGGGCACTTCCCGGCTACAATCACCACCCATAAGGAAGCTCTCAATTATTTAGGATATGAAATAGATGGCTGATGTTTTTGGCTATACGCCACAGAAAGCCACCCTTATTTTGTCGCCTGGTGCCGATTTCATCCACACAATTACCCCGACCTCTGGGACTTTCCCCGCTGGCATGACAGCTGCAATTAAGTTGTACGCCAGAGGTTCTGACACTGTGCTTGCCACTTGGGCCGGAACGGTTACTTCGGGACAGATTACGTGGACAATCCAATCCAATACTGCGACAACGGGAGTCGACGCGACACCGACCCTGGTGGCACTACACTCGATCAAGATTTCTTGTGGTACTACGGTACCGTTCAATGGAGGAAATAATAAATGGCTGTTACTGCAAAGGTTTTCGGGCCTTTCCTAAACTCTATGGCCGATAAGCTTGTTGACCTTAACTCTGACACAATCAAGGTCATGCTTACGACCAGCGCTCCCGACCAGGATGCTTGGCAGTTTAAGTCAAGTGTCACAGGCGAAGTCACCGGCACTGGCTATACCGCTGGCGGCGCAACCGTTGCGTCCCCGACATTCTCGTATAACACTTCCACGAATGTGTGGATGTTCGATGGTGCTGACGTAACTTGGTCTAGCTCAACGATTACCGCCAACTATGCGGTCTTCTATGATTCGACTCCGGCGACTGATGCCACTCGTCCCCTGATTTGTTATTGGGATTTCGGTGGGGCACAGTCTAGTTCGTCTGGTAACTTCACGCTTTCGTTCTCGGCTTCAGGTATCGTTACTGCCACTGTCGCATAAGGGGTTTCATAAATGGCTACTCTACCCACCAGTGTTTCCGTAGCCGAACTTCCCTCTGCTGCAAGCACTTCGACAGCCCTACCCTCTTCCTTGTCTTCGGGGAAAATCCCTGTCACTGTACAGTCTGCCGCTATCGCTGGCGCGGCGGGAACCATTGCACTGCAAGCGGTTCCGGGAACCGTCTCGGCTCAACGGAATATCACTATTGATGGCGTCACTGCCACAATGAATGTGAATGCCATTCCTGGTGGTGTCAATGTCGAGGAATTCCAATCCGCCAGTCCTGCAACGTTTTCTATTCAAGCGGAACCGGGCACTGTCACCACTACTAGTAGCGTGACTTTGAATGGCCCTGCCGCTGCAATGGATTTCGTTGCTGGTGCTGGTATCGCTTTGGCGGTACAAAACCTAGCGCTGGCGGGCGTTAATGCGACGCTCTCTGTATTGGCTCCTGCCGGTATGGTTTCCACCGATGCTGTCATTAGTGGGCCGACTGCTGATATCTCGTTAGCAGGGCAACCAGGCACCATTACGACGGACGCTATTATCTCCGGCCCTCCTGCAACGCTTGACATTTCAGGTCAGCCGGGAATTGTGGCATTCGATGTTATCGGTGCGCCTGGTGTGTTCAGTATTCAAGCTGAACCGGGTACTGTTTCTGGTAGCGCAAATGTAACTGGAGTGCCCGCAACGCTTTCCGTGGATGCTCCTGCCGGAACTGTTACGGCACAACGGAATATCCAAGTGGATGGTCCTGTTGCAATAATCAATCCTGTTGCTAGTCCTGGTGATCACATTGTGACAGCACAGAAGAATGTGAGCCTTTCGGGCGTCGATTCAACTGTCGTATTTAGTGCCCCCGCTGGTACGGTCACGGCTGAATTCAATTACAGCCCACCGACTTTCGACACGTCTACCGCTCTTGATGGTTCCAGCACAACGAACTTCAACCTTACTGTTGGTGCTAACGCAACCATCATCGTGTTCACGACTGGTGAAAACTTCACTGCCGCAACATGTGACGGAGTTTCGATGACTCGGCTACAGCATCCCACAAATGCGTCCACGAATGTCTTTTACATTACGGGTCGCTCCGCTGGATCAAGGGCCATCTCTGCATCACGTAGTGGGTCTTCGGGTTCCATTGTTGCTGCTGTGTCGTACACGAATTCCGGTAGCGTAGTTGCTGTTTCAGACTTGACTACGTCCACCGGCTCCAGTGTCACGCCCTCTGTTACCCCTACGGGTTCAGGTGGAATTGTGTTGGGCTGCTTCGACTTTAGCGCTAGTAACACTAGCTCTACCTCGAACGGTAACATGCGTGTTCTATACCGTCGTACTACCGCCAACAATACTGCTATTGCAGACCGTTCTAGTACGCCTATTAGTATTACCTCTCCGAACAATGCGAGTTGGAATGCTATTGGTCTTCGACTAACTTAAGGAATAAATTATGGCAGACCCAGTTTGGCTGCCAGATGTATTGCGCGCAGCGGGATTACGCTGTGACGTTTGGCCTGGCGCATTCGATAATGGGCATGGCGATTTCGGTAACATCTGGGGAATCGTTGCCCACCATACAGGTTCGAATGGTGCGGGTCCCGGTGGTATTGCTCATCATCCCGATCTAGGACTAGCGTCCCAGCTTCACCTTTCCCGTACGGGCGTATTCACCCTTTGTGGTGTGGGTATCGCTTACCATGCGGGACAGGGTAGTTGGCCTGGTCTCCCAACGAATAATGCTAATCAATACACCATTGGAATTGAGGCAGCTAATGACGGTACTTCCGGATGGCCTGCCGCACAATACGATGCGTATGTGCGTGGTTGCGCTGCAATCCTAAAGCGATTGGGGCACAACAGCTCTCGTGTCATTGGACACAAAGAGTGGGGGGCCATCCAAGGCAAGTGGGACCCGGGGGGCATTGACATGAAGCGTTTCCGGAATGATGTTGCCGCTGCAATGAATTCGAAGCCTGCTCCTGTTGTCAACCTGATTGACCAGGAGGCTTATGAGGCACGAGCGTGGATCGGCAAGCGAATTACCAAGGGCGAGAACAAGTGTCCTGATGGTAAGGGTCGTTGGGCTGAATTCGAAAACGCTCACATCTATTGGCATCCGAATACGGGCGCTCACGCTATCCCTCACGCTGATCCAAATATCCCCGGCTCCGGTCTCTTTGAGACTTGGGGTAAGGATTACGGTTGGGAGACAGGCGTTCTCGGATACCCCGTTCGTGACTTCGCTGTCCTCAAAGATGGTGCAGTCCAAGCATTCTCAGGTGGGGTCCTCTACCGAAAGAATGGATCGGCCAAGGGTTACTTCGTTAAGGGAGTAATCGGAAAACGTTGGGCCGATGAGAAATACGAGGAAGGCCCTAGCGGCTACCCCGTTTCGAATGAATACGAGCATGACAAGATTGGTCGCATTCAGGACTTCGAACACAACTCGCTGCTATGGCATCCGTCTAATGCAGTGAAACTATGAATGGAGAATATTAATGTTTAGTACCCTATGGCTTAAGGATACAATTGAACGTGTGCTGGCAACTTTTGCAGAGGCTGCAATTCCTGCGTTCATTGGAGCCGACCTGTTCAATATCAATTACGTTGCAGCCCTTGGTCTTTCTGGTTCTGCCGCTGCCGTGGCATTCCTAAAGGCTATTGTTGCAACTCGCGTGGGCGATGAGGCCAACGCTTCGCTTGTAAAGTAATTAAGAAATGACTATCTGGTGGCGCTTCATCGATCATATGCGTAATGCCGTGGCGCTACGCATTCGGCTAATCTGGCCGGAACTTGCTCTGCTGCAAGCGTTTCTATTTCTTGTGGCTATCACCAGAGGTCTTGATTACATTGCAAACAAACCGTCGAACACTAGCAACGCACTCAATGTGATTGAGTCCGCATTACCTTACTGGGCTTGGGGATTAATCTATTTACTCCCCGGCCTGGTGGGTATTTGCGGAATGCTTCAAGACGTTCTGCCTGTTAGAACGTTCGCGCATGTAATACTCATGGCAGCGTATGGCGCATTTAGTGCTGGCGTTGTCCTTGCCCTAGTTGAGAATTCATCTGCTGGTGGCATTAGAAGTGCATTTGATTGGCTTGCTTTTGCTGCTATTCATTTGGCTTTTGCTAATGCATCATTCGATGGTTGGAAGGAAGTGAGGCGCGACAAGTGGCTGAAAGGCCAATGGGGAGAGGTGAATTCGGCGCATGAATCAGATTCCGGATAACGCTCCCAGTTGGCTAGTGCTTGCGTTCTTCATTATCATTGTTGCATATCAAGCCGGAAAGTTCCTTTCCGAAACCTCAGATTTCTTCGTGAAAGTCTTTGGCCCTGTTGGTCGCTACTGGCGTAGGGCAGGCAAGCGAAGAGAAGAAGCTCGTGCGGCAGCGCGAGGAGAAGATAGAGCCGAATTCGAAGATATGGCTCATAGGATCAAGTATCTACAGAAGCGATTAGTGGAGGTTAATTCGATTCTGGAAGAGCAAGATAACTATATCTTGTACGATACTAAATGGCACCGAGACCTACGATTGCAGGCGGCTGAGTCCGATTGTGATCTGCCCGAACATGTTTCGTGGAAGTCTTGGAACCGTTAAGGCACAAAGAAACCCCCCACCTGGGATCGCTCCTAGGTGGGGGGTTTTTCTTCGTTTACTGAGCCGAAACCTCTTCTGTCTCAGAGGAATTCATGGCTTCCGCATATGCCTCAGCGAGTGAGGATGGAATGCGACCAGTGGCGCGAACCTCGTAGCCGTTCTCCGCTGCCCATGCCCGAACGTCTGCCGACGTGGCACCCCCGTAAAAGGCAGTGCCACCGGTCTCAGTTCGCTTGTCCGCCTTGTCAATCCAGTTCTTGTTAGTCTTCTTGAACTTGGCGACATTCTCAGCTGACGTGTGCAGTACGTACGTCTCATTGTCGACCCGGATCGAAATGGTCTGTGCCTCATCCTCATTGAGGATGTCTCCGGTGACGTTGTCGACGAACTGCTTCACAAATCGTGCGGTCATTTTCTTTCCCTTTCATCTGGAATGGTTTCTGATTGAAACCACACGAGACACGTTGGCTTACAACATGTCTCATGCTACCCCAATCAGAGGTCTGTGACGCAGATGTATTGCCTTGCGGCAGTACCGAATACCTGTGCCTGTCCTGTATCCATGCCGATGAGGATCAGGTACTGCTGTGCTTCACTCACGGTCTCGTGTTCCATGATGGCACAGTAGGTTTCAGCCCATTCGAGGTATACTGCGCGGTCATGGGGACTCACGACATCCTCGTCAACGACGATAGATGAAATGAATTTGTCCTCTTGCGATTTGATCGGATCATCCTGGTCAAATACCCCAGCACTCCATAGCACTAGGGCAGTGACCGCGACGATGGCCAGTACAACCACGAGCACAACCTTAAATGTGTTGCTACTCTTGGGTTCTACGTCAAACGTTGCATACATTTGTTCCATTGTTCTTTCCTTCTCTCAGTGTCGGTTCCGACTGAACCGTGACAAGGCACAAACCGAATTGGCTTGTGCCCCATCATGATTGTCGGAATCAGTAGCGGTACAGGTCATCCCGCAGGAGGTCCCGGTCCGCCCTGTCGATTGCCTTGTCCCACACGAGGTCTGGGTACGCCCTCGCGTATTCGTATACGGGGCAACCCCCGTCATCGTATCGGGCGATCAAGCTCGACTTGTGTCCGCCCCTGTCGGCGTTGATCTGCACTCGCATGAGCCACCACCGTGCCTCTTCGGATTCCGGGTCCCACGATCTGCGTTCGATGATTCGATCCACCGACAGGCCATCCTCCTCGATGGTGTCTGGACCAAAACCCATGTGCGACAGCGCATGTCCCACGATGCACATCGGCTGACCCTCGTGGTCGAAGTATCTGGCTTGCCGATTCCATTGTGCGGGTTGCTCTTTCGCAACCTCACGGACGGCGGTAGCCAATTCGATTGGGTCGATTCTCATTTCATTTCCTCTCTCTGTTCGGCCTGAATGACCGTGGCAAACCAACAAGCCGAAACTTGTTGGCCACCATGACTATTCAGTTATGCAGCGGGGTCTGGCTCCTGACCGGCCCGCTTGGTCGCCAGAGTTTCCAGCGCGTCAGCGATGCCGTGATCACCTTCGTCCCTGTATTTCCTTGCGAGAGCGTAGGTTTCAGCCGGGGTACGTTCCCGGTTCTGCAACTCACGTTCTGCCGCTTGGGTATTGAGACGCTTAATGGTGTCCAATCCGTGCATTGTCTTTCCTCTCTCTGTTGGTCCTAGTTGACCAGACGAAACACGTTGGGTCTCAACGTGTTCCATCCTACCTACTAGGAGTTGGCTGCGGTCAGTACCCCAATCACCTTACGACGCTTGTCTTTTGCGTCAGTGCTGAGGCGACCGATGATTGCACCCGAGACGCCTTCTCGCGCATTGGCTTCCGCCACCACATTGTTTTTTGTGTAGCGCACGAAGAGGCTGGAATCCACCGGGTCCTTCTTAGTGGGGCGGAACTGAAAGAGTTGTCCCCGTTCGGTTTCCGATGCCAGTGTCCATCCTGCCTGAACCATGTTGTCCGACAGTTCAATTCGCTTGTTGCTCATGCCGCTTCTCCTGTCAGGCGTGCGCGCTCCTTGGTTGCACCTTGTCCCCGTCCGAGACGCCCATCCAACTCGCGGATTTGTTCCACATTGGATCGGTTGTCCCGCTTGGCTTTCCGAAGCGCTGCCGACTCTTGCCGACGTGTGCGCTCGGGATGGGTGCAAACCCTCTTCTGCTTTGCCATTTTCTTTCCTCTCTCTAAGTTGTTGCCTACCAACAACTTTGGCAACCCAACAGGTAATCCTGTTGGGCACCAGAACTATTGGTAGTTCTATTCGTAACCGCGTGTTCCCTCTTCGTTGAACTGTCCAACCTTTTGCTCGATGGTGACCCAAAAGGATATCGGCCCATCGGGTTCCGGTAGGTAGTCTGATTCGAGTCCACGTTCTTCCAGCCACTCGCATTCGTTGGCACACTGTAGGTTGAATTCATTTGCTGCCTGCTGTGTGTATTCGTCTGCGAGTTTCCGCACCCTGTCGAGTGCCGCCTTGGCATCCTCTTCGGTCAGGAATTGTTGGTACGCAACGATTTCCGTGTCGCTGCCCCACCAGCCACCCTCTTCCGGCCCCCCGTAGTAGGGAACGTTCTGATAGAGACTGACGTACCAGTTCTGTACGGAAACGCTTTCGTTGCAGACCTTTTCGAATGCGGCCTGAATGTACTTGTCGCTCATTATCTTTCCTCTCTCGTGGTCTGAGTTGACCATACCCAATACCGTTCTGTCACAACGATATTGGATACTACCTACTCAGTCACCAGCACTGCTTTCGGCGCTGTTCAGGGGTCATCTTCCGGTACGCCGCCGATCCCACCTGAGACAGAAAGCCCGGTGAAAGTGGGTTTGGCGCAAGGGATTTGGTGAGTCGCTTACCGTGGAAGATTCCACGAGCCACGAGGTCCGATGCCATCTTGGCATTCTTCGCCCGATTTTCTGCTGCTCCCATGATGAAATCCTTTCTCTCTTAACGCTTCTGAGTGAAGCGCAGCGTGGGCACAAACCATTTAGCTTGTGCCCCACTGTGATTACTCAGTGGCCCATGGGTTGCTGTAAAGCAACTTCTGGAGTTCTGCTGTCATCTGTGCATCGATGGCGCGAGACAGCGCTTCGAAGACCTTGGAATCCTGCCCGTAGCGTTGCGCCACAAGCAGTTTCGCTTCGGGGTCGTCGATATCGACTGCCGCACAGTCGAACACGTTGTCGTAGCTCTCGTGCGACCAGGTCATGCCCTCACGATTTGTGACGACCTTGCCGGATCGGACCGAATCCATTGGGCGAGAAGCACTTACGAACGTTGCTTCGTCTCCCCGGAAGTCAACGAGGGTGTCCCCATGGTTGACTACGGAACCGTCCGCTTCCCGAAAGGTGATGATATGCATTGTCTTTCCTCTCTCTTGTGTAGGTCTGAATGACCTTGACTACCAAGGGCTTTTGAATTCCCTTGATAATCAGCTACATTCAGCGTGCCAATTCTTCCCGGCCTTCGGCTATGCAGGCTCGTGCGTAATCCTGAACCTCCTTGGGGAGCATGGAATTCCACGGTTCCCCGCTGGCCTTGAAAATTCGAATACCTTCTTGGACAACGGAAATGGCTTCGCGAATCATATACTTACTGGGCTTGTTGCCGCCACGGTTATTGCGCTTGCTGACCAGCCAGCGAACGTTCATGGCGTTGTTCCAAATGCGTGACACCACAACACATTCCAGACTGTCCTGGTCCATGTTGCCGATGGCAGCACTGGCGTTGTTTTCCAGTTCGTAGATGTTCATTGTCTTTCCTCTCTCTAAGTGATTGAGTCCCAACCACTTTGGCAACCCCTCATTTCTGAGGGGCACCAGAACCGTTGGGGTTCAGGGTATTTCAATCTGCGTCCAGTCCACCGAGATGAACTGATGCTTGAGAAAACAGATACGTTCGATCAGCGAACACTGCCGCCGAATCAAGTCGTACGTTTCCTTTGCTCGTGAATTCCTGTTTGCGACAACGCCTTTTACGCTATCGTCGTAGGACGCTCCGGAAGCGATTTTGATTGGGTAGGTTGGATGGTAGTTGAGCCACCCGCTACGCGCTTCACGGCATTCCTCACAGAGTGCAGACATTTTCTTTCCTCTCTCTTTGGGTCTGAATGACCTTGGAAACCAACAGATTAATTTGAAACCTGTTGGCAACCAGCTACATTCAGAGGTAGACGTACATCATCTCCACCAAGGCGTGGCCTGTTTCATCCTTGCGTCCGGTGGCTTGCTCCAATCCTTCGATGAGACTTTGAATCATCCGAACCTGTTCGCGCAGATGGTCTTTCATCGCTGGTGTGTCCTGGTCCTCTGGGTCCAGAGCACAAATGCATTCCGATGTACGTGCCAGCAGGAAGGAAGAAACCCTATCTGCTGTCTTGGCATCGACTGTGACGCTGACGTTCGGGGTGAATTCGTCCACATACATTGTCATTGTTCTTTCCTCTCTCAATTGGTTCTGTGTTGAACCGTGGAAAGCCAAGGGACACAAGCCCCTTGGCCACCATGACTACACAGATAGTCGAATTTCTTTCTCCTGCTGGATATCCCAGATGGCAAGTTCGCCACGGGATTTCGCAGTTGTCATCGCTTCCGTGTACGAACGGATCACCTGCACCACATCGAAGTGCATTTGTCCGTCGTGTTCGTTCACCCAGGTACCGAAATACCTGTCGTCCCTTGCCAATTCATCGGCGTTGTCCTGGACGAAGTCGAAAGCGTCTTTCAGGATTTGGCCCCCGTCGAGGGTAACCCTGTGTGCCGGAATGACTTTGGTGTCTATGGCGAGTGCCACGATGAAACCTCCGTCTTCCCTCGTGTGCTTGCCGCTCTCGATGTGGTATGTGCTACCGCCTTCGCGGACACCATCGACAACTGCCATGATCACGTTGCTTGCAGACATTTGAAATTCCTTCTCTCCCTTTAGGTTCCGCCTTGAAACCACAAAGACCCCCGTACGTGACGGGGACCAATGAAGCCAAAAGGCTTGTGAGAGTGAGAGATTGAAAGGAAAGTGGGCACACTACACATCAGCTTTACCTGTCCGGTCTCCCCCGTTGTGGTCGTGGGTTCAAATTTCCAGACGTTTCCTGACGCTTGACCATATGAGCGTAAGGGTATGTGCCCCAACAAGATTCCCGACTCTGTGGGCTTGTTGGCGCTGAAAGTGCTTGTGCCTCTTCAATTTTCAATGTTCGCGCTGCCGTCTGCGGAGGTTCCCAGCTCTGCGGGCTACACACATACGACAACCAGGAACCATTATGCCCTTTGACCTGCGGGTTTGGAAACCGGTATATCCTCCTGTGATGGGACTGTTATGGGATCGTTATGATTTGAGCTCGGTAGAAACCTGCTATGACCAGGCAAAACGCCCTAGGATCGATTCTGAGCGTGGCAACCCTAGTCCCGGCCTACTGGTGCCGGGGAACCCTAGAAGCTCAGCCTACGAGGCAGCTAGGGGGCAGCAATGGGCATTTGCGTAGGTGCAGGTAGGGCCAGTTTGGGCATGAAAATACCCCGCTAGGGTATCCCAACGGGGTATCTCCTGGTCAGCCCGGTAGGTAGGCGCTTGACTCTAGCAATCGCTTGCGCTTGCGCGCTTCGAACGAAAAGGGTTGTACCGCTTCGCCATTGTCGAACCTACCCACGAATTCAATTGCCGCCCTTGACAAGTCGTAGTAGGCATAGCTCACGTAGTTGCCGTCTGCACGTACTAGACGCTTACGCCCGACAGTAGCCCTACCCATGCCGACCGATGCCAAGGCAACGTTGCGCTTGCGACCAATGGCCAAGGCGATGGGGCAATGCTCATTCACTCTGTACTCATGCTGCTGTTGCTCCCGCATGGCGTTTGCCTCATCGATATCCTCTTGCGTCACTTCAACTTTCATCGACTCTCTTCCCCTTTTCCATTGCATGAGTAACGAAAGTCATGATGCTAGAACCTGATTCAGCAATTCCATTGCCTCCATGTCCAGCTTGTCCATCTTCCCGGTGAGAATCTGATTCATGTTTCGCTCTGCCCGAATGGTTCCCTCGTAGACAGGGGACTCATGCTGTTGGTAAGTATTGACCGCTTGCAGGACACCCAGAGCCGTTCCGGCCCAAGGGGATACACGTTCGTCAGAGGTCCACAGCTTGATGATGCTGTTGCGCTTCACATCTGCACGAGCGAGAGACCGACCGTGATCTGTGTCCGGTTCGGGGACATACAGATTCAACCAATCGGAGAACTGCTTCTTACTCACGTCTGTCTTGGCTAGCGAATGCAGGTCTTCGGTCCAGGAGTTGGAGATGAATTCCAATCCCAGTTCAGCCCTTGCTGTTTCGAGGTCGGCAACGGAGTACTTGGAATGCTTGCGACGATAGGAACGATTGCCATTGTTCTCTGCTCGCGCCTGTCCGAATGTGTTGTCGCACACGGTAGATGTAACTGTCTCTTTGTAATTCGTAGAGAGTGTTCCATCCAATGATGTGTATGCCAAAAGGTTTGGCATGAATTCGAATCCGGTCAGATCATCCTTAAAGGTTTCGTCCATTGAAACCTCAACCCATGCTTGCCCACCATTTCGAAGTAGGCCAGCAGAAGAGATGACGATATGGTCACCGAGTAGCTGAGCCACGAATTCCAATAGCCATTCTTTGTATGGGTGCTCCTGATACGTATCTTTGAATACGCCTAGGGTTTCCCGCGTATCCGATCGGACGATGGCGATACGCCCCGGAATCGGAACGGTGACAACAGGTTCGCCTAAATGGTTTATCCCATTGGCTTCTTCGAATCCCTCTGCGTCATCCAGCTCGACCTCTGCAACAATGCTTGCGCGCAATGGTTCCCAATTGAATAGACGCCTTTCAACCTCTTCCATTGGAATGCCCATTGGGTAATGGTTGGATTCATCACCCTGGTCTGCTTTGCGCCAATGCCAAGCCTTTCCTCTCTTCTCTTCCAATCCGATGAGAACGTTCCGGTTCAACCATAGGCTGGACTCTTGTGACATTGCATTTCCTCTCATTGCAATTGTGGCCCTTGGTATTTCGGGCACACTCCCTGTGTACAGGAACTTAAACGAAGTGTCAAAGTTGACCCGGGTTTTAGTACAGGCGTACGATTAATGAACCTGCCAAAGAAAGGGTAAAAACCATGTCTGACCTGAACATTTGGGCCATTCAGCCACACCCCGTAGGGGGTTACGCTGCCACGAAAGCTGAGACCGTCGAAGGCTCGCCACCCCCCGCTGGCATTGATGACCCGCAATTCGAAACAATAAGTCAGGCAACAGCTTACGTAGAGGCTTTGGGTGATCGATACATCGTAGTTGATACCTACAAGGAAGATGCTCAGGAAGCACTGATTGCAAATAGTGCATTGCTTAACGACATTCAAGGCAAGATGAGCGACCATCAATTGATTGAGGTAATGCAAAAGGCGCAAGACCTTTCAACCATTGCCACCGCTGGAGTCATCCTATCCAATATGGAAGACGAAGAGGCGAAAGCTCTTGGCGCTAAGGTTGGTTCATTCGCAAACGACTATGCGGATAAGCTGCAAGAGGAAGTCCATAGCGTTGCTCGCGCACTAGGATTGGAGTAAGCCATAACCGATTACGAGATTAAACGTAACTACCGTGGGCAACCGTGGATTGGGTTACCAGACTACCCCCCACTGACATTCGAGTACAAAGAGAATGCCGAAAAGCATTGGTACATAAGTAAAGACGAACATGCGCGAGTCTACGGCAGGCCATCCGGAATGTTAGACCCTCTGAGTGATAAAGAGGGGCTGTACATTTGGAAGATGGTCCACGTAGGTATTGGCGTGGCCAAGGATGACGGTATCCGTAGCGATTTCATTTCCATGGTGAATGAGGGTTACCCTGACCCCTGGAATTCCGGCAAGCATAAGATTAAATACCGTCTCATCAAGGCGGCTGAGGCGGCAATGGCCGCAAGCGGAACCAACAAAAGTTCTTCTGCCGGAACAGAATTCCACGGCATCGGTGAGCGAATCAATCGTGGTCAGCCAGTCCATGTGCGAAAAGAGTTGCAGCCCTTGGTAGATCAATACTGTGTTGCCGTAAGGGATTTCGAGTTCATCTCTATTGAAGCTTTTGTGGTTAACGATGCGCTAGAGGTAGCCGGATCGGTGGATTACGTTGTGCGCCTACCAGATTGGTTCAGCATTCCCTTACCCTCTGGGGAAGACCTGCACCTAGGTGGGAAAGTGGTTGTGGCAGACCTAAAGACGGGGCAGTACAAACCATTTGAAGTAGGCGGTCAGCTTGCCGCGTACGGGTTTGCCCAAAAATATGACCAGGCAACGAATCTCAGGTCACCTATTCACGAAGACCTCTGTACCGACTGGGGTTTGGTGATCCACTTCCCCATTCGGGATGAGAACCCAGAGGTTAGATTCTATCTCGTGGATATCAACAAGGGTCTAGAGAATGCGGAGATTGCTAAGGCAGTTCTGTTCGCACGCAACAACATTGAGGACTATGAAGTAAAGGAGCCTGAGTGGTGAAATGGGAGTAACTAAGAAAGAGGTTTGGGAATATCGTTGCGACCGTTGCAATCATACAAGCGATAAAGAGCTTTCTCGTAGCGGTTGTGCGAATATCACTGTTACGTATACGGTTGTTGGAATGGATCATGACGTTGGGGGATGGACCGAAAAGGGACTATTCCTATGCGGATATTGTTCTCAGATGCTTAACAGTTTCATGCACGGTGGAGAACTGAAAGGCGAAGAATTAAATGGATAGCCTGACTTACAAAGGGCGACATGATGATTGGGACCCGAACTGGGTAGTCGGGCCAGATTCCTATGGCGCGTTCTACATTCCAGTGTCAGCGATGTATGACGAATACGAAGACAAAACCGTTGTGTCATTTAAGCCTTGGACACCAGACCACGAATTCGACCCGCGCCCGATGCTTCCCGTATCTGACATGGACGCTTTCGAATACCTACAAAAGATGGGGGAAAGGATGGCCCGATGGATGGCACAGCAGTCGCAGAGCGAGTAGAACTATCAGAGGAAATTCTAGAGGAACGTTTACCCTGTAGGGTGCGTGAGGGTTTCGTGGCTTGCCCCGATGAGGCTACTTGGATTATCACCAAGACCTGTTGTGGCGCAACTACTTTCATGTGTGAGAATCATTTCCATGCGGTGATGCATGATCAGATTGCCCAAATGGGTTGCACCAGGTGTGAATTCATTTCACGTCCAGCATCATCGCAAGTCGATACATTCAGGAGAGTTTGATGCTGCCAAATATAAAGCTAGGCTTCTCAACTCAGGAGCGCCTAGAAAATACGGGGTGGCTTGCCGGTGGGTTGTTCATCCTAGCTAGCACAATCTATTTCACTTGGTTCCTCTTTGCCTTTTGGGGAGTGAACGGTCATGACATTCCTACCTATCTGGAAGTGCTCTCGGCAATCACGTTGATCCCCTTTGTGATTGGGGTTGTTTGCATTGTCGGTGGAATCTGTATTGGCATAGGCGAATTGGTAAGCGATTGGCACAGGAGTCTGCCTTACGATGACGAACACTGACCCGCTAAGTGTCCCCGGAATTGCTGTGGGACAACAGGAATTAGAAGGCAAGCTACAGCTAATCCCTGAGGCTCTACGGAAATCGAGTGAAGACTATGCACGCAAGCTAGCGGACTATAAGAAATCGTATTCCCTTGCGCTAGCGGCAGTTCCGTACTTCAACAAAGAGGACCGTAGGTACACCAACGACGAACGAAAAGAGATGGCCTACCTAGAGGTTGAGGAGAAGTGGCTAGACGCTGAGCTAGCGAAAGTTGAAATGAATTACTATAAGTCGGTGGAAGAAATCCTGTCATCGGTGCTGAACTCACACCAGAGTAGAATGAAGGCGGCGCTGAAAGTTGAAGAGGCACATGAAAGGTACGGACAGGGATGACGTATTCAGAGAACTACGACGAACAGTCTGGCAATTGGGGATTCGCTGGAATCATGCCTGTTGCAGCAACATTCGGATTAGAGGAGGAACAGAAACAATTAATCCTTGTCCTGTCCGTTGCTCGTGGTCAGGTACTTGAATTGCTTGACTACACAGATGACAGTGAATTGAAAGTCGTTCTGCCAGTTGAGCCTGACGAGATTGACTCATGGCTAGGAGCATTGAATGCCTACAAGGATTGCCTTAATGACAAGGAGCCGGAAGCGCCGCAATGATAATCAATGAGTTCCGTTGTGACAGATGCAAAATTGCAGGGTATAAGGAAAATAGCTTAGACGAAGCTCCGCATGGATGGTTTGTATTGGTACTTAATAGTACCGCAAAAAACCTGCTTAAACACAGGAATGTGAATGAGATTCATTTGTGTGGGGAATGCTCACCAGGATTCTTTTCCAGGTTGGAGGCTTATCTTAGTTGAGTGAAATTCAGAAGCGAGACAAGTGGAGTGACCAGGACCTTTCCGAATGGGTAGAGCTTATCAAAAAGGATGAGCTTCCCTATGTGGAACAATTGAAAATCCTGTCATTCTGCAAAGACCTATACGAAACTTACTCAGACTTGTATCAGGAATACACCAGGCTTTATGGTCTGTATAACGATGCGAGACAACGGCTTCAAAAGTTGGCTGATCCTGTGGCTAGGATGATTTGGGTTATCCTTCACGACGATAAGATGACTGATGAAGAGAAAGAGAGAGCTATCATTTATTGGGCACAGCAAGTGGAGCTGGATTTTCTGGGATGAGCAGTTGGTGGGCAAGTGCCAAATGTAGAGGCATGGAACCCCATCTGTTCGATATCGAAAGCCTAACTCCTGGAAAGGAATTAGAGGAAGCTCGTGAGCTATGTCGTGGTTGTCATGTCAAGCGCGAATGTGCCGCTGACGCATTGATTCCCATCGATGTATCGAAAGCTCTTGGGTTGCTTGGAGAATCGGACCAAGTCCCTCACTCTGGTGTGGTGAGGGCAGGGATTCCAATTGGATTGATTGAGGAATAGAATGGATACAACTGAACAGGAAATGCGGGTTTGTAAGTCTTGTGAAATCTCTAAGCCTATCAACGAGTTTCATAAGTCAGGCCGGTATGGTGATGGGACAGAACGTAGACGATGGTTTTGCAAGCAATGTAGCTTGAAAGAGAAAACGCCAGAAGCTACAGCTAGGGCAGAAGCGGAAAGACGACGGAAGATTTCTAACTCGAATAGGAATCGAACTAAAGTCGCACAAGAAAACTTCATAGAGGATTATACATTTCTCAAGGAACAGGGCATGTCTCACGAAGACATCGCGAGAAGCCTTGACATGAAACCTGATTCGCTAAGAACTAAGTGTCAGCGTTTGGGTATTCCTGTGGCATTGAATCCGGATCAGAAGTTGATTAAACGTCAGTACGAATTGCTGGTGAAAAAGGGAAAAGTGTTCAGCTTCAACAACATTGCGATGGTGGACCCTACCCCTACTAACCTCACGTTCTGGCGATTGATTACCAATGAAGGTCTCAAAGAGGGTGCCATTCGGGAATTGGGTACAGAGAAATCATTCTGGGATAAAGGGCATGGGGCTAACTTCCCTGTCTTTGTGAGGGCTGATGTTTCACTATGAAGAATGGGAGGATGATGCTTTGTGTAAACAGGTTGGCACTGAGCCTTTCTTCCCGGAAAAGTTCGAAGGTAGTGGGAATATTGGTTACGCCTTTCGTGTTTGTGCCGCGTGCCCTGTAGTAGAGGAATGTCTACAGTTCGCTATTGATCACCAGGAGCTAGCCAAGTACGGTATTTGGGGAGGCACTACACCTAAGTGGAGACAGGAGTATCGAGAAGCCATGGGCATAAAGGGAATTGATTTTATGCCTAGTGAGCTAGGATGGGTTCGCGATGGTAGGGAGCTAGAATGAGCGAAACCGAATTGGGCTGGACTGATCCGACTAAACCTATATACTACAACGGAGCATTTTGGGCATTGCCACCACAACCCTTTTCACAAAGGTTCATCGTGGGAGAAAAGAAAGAGGAAGAAATGTTTGATGATAATTCCACTATGGAAGCTTTCGATAGACTGCCGGAAGCCTTGCAGATTCGAGATCACGAAGACCTAACGGAATTGCCTGTCGGCGCAATGGTTATGGATATAGAACTTGACATCATGGTCAGGCAAGACGATGATGATTATCCTTTCAGACAGGTTGGTGGGGAATTTAACGACACAAATATTGACTATGACTCTCTCCTAGATTGGTTGCCCTGCAAGCTAATTCACCATCCCGACTGGTGGCCGGGTTACGGTGAGTGAATCCGGTTGTCGCAAAACGGTTTCCAATAGGTCTGGTGGCCTGTGCGAGAAGTGTGGTAGACCAGGAACAGACATGCATCACCGCCGCAATAGGAGCCAAGGCGGGAAGTGGAACCCAGCCAATGTAATTCATCTTTGCCGGGACTGTCATGCCTATATGACAACCCATCCACTAAAGGGATACCAGGGCGGATGGATGATTAAGGGATTTCAATCCGAATATGATAGTCCTCTATTGCGTTGGGGGACTTGGGTTTTCATCGATGATGATGGGGAAGTAAAGGATGCGTTAGATGTATACGTTCAATGGCCTTACTGATTACGAATGTGCCGAATGTGGTAGGGAGATAGGCGAATCTATTGATTGCGATACGTGCATGAAGTGGCTCATGGAATGGGAAAGTGTGACGTATTAGACAGCGTTTCATGTTTTGAGCGTGTCGGAAAGTGCCTGTACTGTCTTGTGTGACAATGAGTGCAGCGTGCAGAGCACACGTATACATTGCAACCTAAAAGGTTGCGAGACAGTGCAACTCAGCACTGTAATTTGGTTTTACTCCCGTTCGCTGGCTCACGTAAACGAGCGTAGCGAGCAAACAAAATAATCGATGGATATTGTGAAAACCTCCTGACGTAACCCTTAATGCAAGAGCGCAAACAGGTAACATTGCAGCGTAAAGTTTAAGGGGGTTACGCTAGGTGACCAACTCACTTGGGAGAGATTGGATGCCACTAGAATACGGTATCAGATATAAGAGAAAGCCTGATCCTCAACGAATTGACAAGTCCCACTTAGAGTTCGAAGAGGTGGTCATGCCGGTTGCCGCTCAGTCTATTGCAGAGCAGGCGGTGAAATCTGGTGTACCCGTTAATGGTTGGGACCACGAGGTAGTAGCCAGACGTGTCACCGAATGGCAATCACTAGAAGCAAAGGGAGACAATGGAATACGAACCTAAATTTGTATGGGGTCCAAAGGGTCCTGTTGATTTATGTGGTTGTCAATTCTGCGACAATGAATGGCAAATCATAATGAATGTGCTGGACCCTGACGGATGGCTAAGTCGCGCTTGCGGAATCGGGATGATCCTCTGCCCCGAATGTGGTTGTAAGCGTTGCCCTAAGGCCACCTACCATGGGCACGAATGCACTGGCAGTAACGAATCAGGCCAAAGCGGTTCTGTCTATGGTGATTTCATTTTACGCTCAGAGGATGAGGATGACTGACCCCTACCTGGATATCGCCCGACAAGTATTAGGGCGTGTATGTGCAATTGACGGACGCTTTAAAGTAGTTCCAGGACAAGCGGACTCGTGGGCCGCAGTGTTTCGACAAGCGGGCAACGTGTGGAAAGATGAAGCACTACAGGCAGTTAGCGAATACTACGCTACGGCAAGGTTTCCCATCATGCCGGTGGACGTAATCGAATACTGTAAAAAGCAACCCGCCCATTCATCTTACGAACATGCTCTATCCGTTGTTGATGACGGCATTAAGAATCCCGCTAGCCGAAAGGTCGAAACCCTAAGCGGCATAGAGTATCCCGAGAAGAACGAGGAGAATTGGAGAGAGTACCCCGAAATCGTTCGCAAGTTTCTGCAAGAGAATAGAGAGAGATTGGCTAAAGCCATTGTGCAGGAAGGCGGTAGTGCTTGACCGATTCCTTTAACAGGGTCATCGAAGCATTCCGCGCCAAGGGTTTGGAAGTTGAAATGGAAGTGGATGGTAGTGCCACTTGCCAAGGGCCAGGTCACAATTCAGGTGATCGATCCATCCACGTAACCAAAACCTATGGGCGTACACTGATTCACTCATTCGGCAAGAGTGATGTAATGGAAGTGCTTGAAAGTCTTGATCTTTCGTATGAAGACTTGATGGACTCTGACAAAATTGAATACAACTATCCTGATGGGAGAATGGTAACCCGCACTCCCGCAAAGGATTTCTATCAGAGGAACGCTAATGGTAAATCCCTTTACCGTACCGAATTCTCTACTGACCCAATCTATTTGGTGGACGGGGAAGCTGACGTTCACATTCTTGAAGAACATGGAGAATCGGCTACCTGTGGTGCAGGAGGCGCGAACAACCTACACCTATTTGATCTTACGCCATTGTATGGGCGAAACGTTGTGGTCATTAAGGACAACGACGACGGAGCCGGTGAAGAACAAACCAAGAAAGCAATTGAACTCTTAGCGGGAAAAGCCAAGTCTCTCAAAGTGGTTACAGCCCTTGTCGGCAAAGATGCAAGTGATCATATTGCGGCAGGATATAGCGTGTCGGACTTACAGAATGAGAAGTCTTATGACACAATGATCTATGCGAAAACCGTTGTCCACCAGATTGAGAACAGTGAATCAATCGATGAAATCAAATCGAATCTGTATCGGACTGTGCGCCAAACGGATTCAACGGATTCCAATTTGGTTCGGTTCGATAAGGCTTACGATGAGTGGCTCGAATGGATGGCGGAAGACCCTGAGGGACAAGTCATTCCGACCCCATGGCTAGAGCTAGATGACCTACTGTCGGGCGGTATCTACAAAAAGGCATTGTATTTGTTGGCCGCACGTCCAGGTGTAGGTAAGACTGTGGGACTCAACAACTTTGCAATGACGGCAGCGGAGCGTGGATATAAGGGCGTTGTCTGGTCGGTGGAAATGCCGCGACACGAGGTAGTTTCGAGAATGCTTGCCGCAGGGGCCAGCGTGAACTATGGTGAGATTAGGCGCAGGTCAGTACAGGAACAAGACATAATCACCGATTACGCCAAGCGTCAAAAGGATATCGGGCTTTGGATTTGTGATGATCCAAGGATCACGATCAATGAATTAGCTTCTGCCGCAACAAGAATGAAGCAGGAACATAACATCGATTTCATTGCTGTCGATTACCTGCAACTCATCAATCCAAATCGCAAGGGCACCAAGAGTAGGTCTCAGGAGGTTGGCGAAATCTCTTGGGAGCTAAAGACTTTGGCAAAGGAATTGGACATTGCCGTTGTCTGCGCAGTCCAGTTGAATCGCGGTAATGCACAGGAAGGAAGACCACCACGAGTCGATGACCTACGAGAATCCGGTCAGCTAGAACAGGATTGTGATGTGTGTATTCTGTTGCACCACACCGAAGATGGGACAATTGAGTTTAACGTAGGCAAAAACCGTAATGGCCCAACGGGTTCCATCGAACTAGCATGGCAACCCCAGTACGCACGTATCCGCTAAGAAAGGTAATAAACTATGGCAATGCCCCAGATTTCCGGTCGCGCTGCAATCATGCAGAAAGCTGGACTCACCGGAAAGTATGATGAAAAGGGAGTCTTTAAGGCAATGATCCCTGTTAAGTTCCAGAAATCCACCAAGCAGGATGACGGCACTTGGGTTAACGAAGACGAATTGTGGGTTACGTTCTACGCCAACGGGGAATTTGGTGAGCGTGTAGTAGATTCGTTCGGCCACATGGATTATGTGGAAGTATCCGGATTCTCTTTGCGGGCAACGGTTTTCACGCCCGACAATGGTAGTCCTCGTGTGTCGGCAACTGCTGTGCTTGATCGAATTGCCAAGCTAGAGAGGGGTTCTGACGGAGACTACGAGGAGACCGTGGTTGTAGACAGGAACGATGATGGTGAATGGTGAGGAAGCGAAAGACCTTCTAGACCAATTGGATTCCCCAAAGTGTGAGGTGCTTTGGGGAGAGGGTGACGGGGTCTCATTATGTGACCAGGCTCCCGCCAATTGCTTTATCGAATTCAATAGCGGCAAGGGCAGAGTACAGAAATACGCCTGTGTTTCTTGCGGAATGAAAGTATCCGTTGGTGGATACATGATCAGAAGGCAAATGCTATGAGTGGTGCTGTGTGTGCGGATTGTGCCCGTGAGGTTCCTAGTCCCCAAAGCGATATTGCTTATTGGGGTTACGAATACGAATTGCTGTGTGCCCCATGCTTTTACCGTAAGGTTCCGTGGCCACCCGATGCCAAGGAACGCGCGCTGGCCCGTCTGCGTCCAGGTGAAAGGCTGAAATACCCCACCATTCAACGTGGATATGTGAGGACCACGCCATGAATCCTTTTGTGGCACTGTTTCTTATCGTATTCGGCACGGTGGAATTTATTCTGCGCCTTGTGTTCCTCTTTGTTTTTAGTATTTGTACCCTATTCATCGGTCTAATTGTTATGTACGAACAGGGTACAGAGTTAGCCGATTTCCTTATCCCCTACCTTTGGAAGATGTTGAAATGACTAACATTTACGAAGACGCTGCTGACCTGATTGAAAAGGGTTGGTGCCAATACTCTTTCGGGGATGATGATGGTGGATACTGCACGGTAGGTGCTGTCAATAAAACCATTTCCGACAGTGCTATTTCCTGCTCACCTGTCAGAGTAATTGAAATGGCTAAGGGTTTAAGGGAATTCGATCCATCTCTACGGGAGTATGACCCCGGTGATGAATTTTCCTTCGTGACCAATTGGAACGATGACCCTACTCGTGACCGTCAAGAGGTTCTAGACTTTCTCCGATTCATGGGAAAGAAAGAGGCAGACAAGTAACAGCAAAAGTCAAGCGCTGCAAGGATTGTCTAGCTCACGCTGAACAAACAGGCGAACCTGCACCCAATAGACCAGCACCTAAGCCCGGTCCACGTTGCGTATCCCATTGGCGCGCAATAGAAAAGGAACGGAAAGAACGTGCATGGTCCGGGAAAATCCTTGCGACATATGGCATTACAGGTGAACAGTATTACGCCATACTCGTGGCCCAAGGCGGCAAGTGTGCTATCTGCCAAAGAGCAATTGGCAAGCGGCGCAAGCTAGCTGTAGACCATGATCACGATACAGGAGAGGTACGCGGAATCCTTTGTCAGCCTTGTAATTTCACTGTTCTAGGGAGGTACGATAAGGAAGCCTTACAGCGCGCTATTGACTATCTCGAAAACCCACCTGCCAGAAAGGTATTGAAATGAAAACGTATTACGGAATCCTGAAAGATGGTGAACTGCTTAGGCGTTCGTATAATGCCAAGTCCACCATTCGATTCTATGACCGGCATTCGGACGCAAAGCGTCAGTGTCGAAAGTTAGAGGGCGATGGAATCCTAACTGTCCGAACCACTTTCGCACAGGGTAGTTACGAGACCGATTCCTATTACACTCCGATTGAGGAACTGTCATGACCAGATGTTCTGAGTGCGGGCAATCCTATGATTGTTCTATCGGAATTGCAGTAACCTCACACCAGGGTCCCAATTCTTGCCGATTGGTTTTCTGTAGTAGCAACTGCATTCGACTCTATTTGGAGCACAGCACATTTGAGGTGATGCCACTTGCGAGCAACCATTAATGCCCCGGGATTCGATTTCGCTGACACACTACGAAAGCATTGGGCTAAGTTCGGAACAGGAACGTACCCTTTGGTTTTCCGTGATGACAACGGAAACACTTACGAGGCAACAGAAATCATAACTGAAAACAAGACAACCGTTGTCCAGCTACGGACAGTCCAGGAAGGCCATGAATCATGAGATGGCAACCGAATTGCTTAAAATGGTTGCAGCACAACGAGTCCTATATGAACGTCCCAGCATTTACGACCTGATTGCCGCAACCCCCGAGATTGTTCTATTGTTAAGGCGCAGAGCAACAATCAAAACCAAGAGCAACGATGATGTTGTGTCGCACAGTGAGACAGGATCAGCGCCACCCATGAACTTGGGCCTCATCGCACAGGCTGACAGGGAGGCAGCATTACTAGCCCATTGGGCGAAAAGACTTGGCCTTCAAACAGATTCATTTTCGGCGTACAGGGTACAGGGAGAGATTAGAGGGGTAAACCTAGCAGGATCACCAAGGCTCTTGCTGACAGCGGTGGATTTCCTTATGGCACATGACTTTCCAGATGAGGCAATCGAAGGCCCACAAGGGATTTGGTCCCTACGTAAACAGACATTCAATATAGCGCCCGATGTGGGCGTACGATTCTTGACGAAAGGGAATAAATGACAGAGCTTTTGGTTGAGCTTGGCGAAGTGCAGAGAGAGCTACGGGTTCCGAAGAATCATCGAAACAATTTCGGTGGATACAACTATCGTAGCGCTGAGGATATTCTTCTAGCGGCTAAGCCCCTGTGCCTGGATCATGGTCTGTTGCTTACGGTTTCAGATGAGGTTGTTGAAAGAGCGGGCAAGGCTTACGTAAAGGCTTATGCTACAGTAACTTTGATTGACGGTGAGGATCAGACTTTCACCTGTCAGGGATTCGCTCGTGAATCTCAGGAGAAAAAGGGTATGGACGATGCCCAAATGACTGGCAGCGCAAGCTCTTACGCACGCAAGTATGCGCTTAATGGTCTGTTTGCTCTCGATGATGTCAAGGACCCTGATTCAAACGAAGAGGGCAGGGTTATTGGTCGCGATGCTGCAAAGAAGCCCGATGAAAAGGCTGAGCTTCTAGCTAAGATTAAGGTAGAAGCCAAGGCGCAGAACATGACTCGCGAAGATGTTCACAGTATGCTCAGTGTGGATTCTCTGAATTCCCTTGGCATTGACGAACTTACAAGAGGCTTGGCGCAGATTCAGGCCACAAAGGTTAGCAATGCCGAAAACAACTGAAAAGATTACTCGATTCATTTGTGATCGATGTTGCTATGACACTTACGAAACCCCTTTAAGCTCAGCCGATTTGAAGCTTGATGATTCTTCCATGACAGAGGATGGCGTTTGGCTTGGTGGGCTTAATGAATACTGGTTGTGCGGAGCGTGTTTACAGGAATTCTATTCCTGGATGGAGGCATATGAGACAGAAGCCGAATGAACAGTGCGTGGATGACGAAGAATTAGAATGGCTTGATTCCCTGCCGATTGGTACGGTAGTACGGAATGGGAGCAATAACCCTAATTACTTTGTGAAAATCCAAGAGGGTTGGTGGTCCCCTTGTTATTGGACTGGTAAGCCCTACAGTGATAGGGGGCCTGACGAATGGCTAGACAATCCGCTATGGTTGGGACCACACCCAACTGACCACCTGCACAAGGGTTTTGAGATTCATCGAGAGAAAGGAATAGAGTAATGGTTGAATTTCGTGGATGGACCGACATTGAGGAAATCCCCTCTGGTGTCCCATTCGAGGATAATGATGACGGTATTTATGTTTGGGATAGTGACCGGCAGCTTAGGGAAGTAACTAAGGTTCCGGTTCAGTGGGAATACAAACTAGGTAACCCGCTTTACCAGGATGTTGATAAAGATTGTCCTGAACAGTTCTTTTATAATAAGAAGAATGCCGAGGATACTGACAGTTACAAGTATTCGGACCGTGATATCTATGGACCGTTCCGTCAGTCTGAGACTAGTCTCTAAATGCCGTGTGGCTCAATGAAAGTGAGGCAATGCGTCTCACTGGAAGGAGTGCAAGAACCCTAAGACGTTGGCGCTCAAAGGGTTTCGTTAGTACCATCAGGGCAGATGGAATCTTTCTCTTTGATTCGGATTCGCTTCTAGCGCGCAAGGCGTATGCGGAAGAAAACAGAACAGGAAATCTTCCAATGAATGCGAAAGACAAAGCGCAGGAAGACATTACGGAAATTTATCTAAGGTTCCGTGAGGAGAATGGCAGAGCGCCTACGGTGGAAGAACTTTGGAATGAGCTGCATCGTATTGACTATATCGATACAGAAAGGCTTGTGGAGCAAGGGAATTCGGGAACGGAGTCCATCTACGAGATTTTGGAGTAGCCCAAATGGCCAGTCGACATGTTACGCTTGTCATATAAGAGGAACCAAAGAATTCCCTTATAGCCAAGTGAATATGACAACCTTGGGTAGACACTTCAAAGACGAACAGTGCCAACGAGTTTCAAATTCCACATACTTGGTGCCACCATCTCGCGGTGGGGTAAAAAATAGCGAGCACAATTGAATATAGAAACCCCCCTAAGTGATTCTCCCCGTCTTGCTTAGGGGGGCTTTCTTTGCGTCTAGAAGAAAGAGCAATCGCAATTGGTCGTATACACCCAACCTGAATGTAGCTTCTGTGAACCTCTAAAACAGGGACTACGAAAGGCGGGTGCCAATTTCGAAGTTGTTGACATTTCCGAAGATTCGGCCGCGTACGAAGACCTCGTGCGAAGAGGCGTTAGTACAACCCCAGTCATCAAAACGGATGAGGGAGAATACATTACGCGCCGCCATGAGATGATGGACCTGACTAACAAGATTAAGAAGGCTAACCGGAAATGAATTGTGTTGTGGGACTGTGGATTCAGCATGAGCTAGATGATGAGGATAGGGCACGCCTGAGTTATGTTCTAGAAGAGGAGCATAGGAGTATGGCATCCCTGTATCGAATCATCATGCCGCTGTACAACTTTCCGTTTAGTCTCACAGCATTTAAAGACCATGTAAAGGGTAGGTGTAGCTGTGGGGAAACTGGCTGATGCATTGCGTAGCAATGGAACTCAAACTCATCCACGGCGCTACTCCCATCGTCTGCGAATTCCTAACTACCCCAAGGACGTTCGCGGATACCTAGAATTCTTCGGGCACAATCCAGATGAAACAGTTCTGGATGGCCCCATGACCATTCGACATTCTGAGCTATCTAGTGGTGACGTGGTAACCACTGTGTCCTACAAGCTATTTGATTCGCCCCAGCCAATCGATCTAGACGAAATGGCTAGCCTCCTGCGCAAGCCGTATGCCGATCCCGCACTTGGTGATTGGGCTTTCGTCTTCCAGGCTTCCGATTTGCAGATTGGTAAGATTGCTTCGGGTGGCAGCACTCCCAATATCCTTGAAAAGTATTGGGAGAGTGTGCAATTGGCGGTTGAGCGATTCTATGAGCTGCAAGAGCTTGGGTATTCCATTGGGACTATTCAGCTTTCGTTCCCCGGCGACTGTATGGAAGGCGTTGTCTCCCAAGGCGGTAAGAACATCTGGCTAACCCAGCAAACCATCACGGAACAGAACCGGATATTCCGCAGGCTACTCATTGAAACAGTGAATTACTTTGCGGGACTTGCCAATACACTGTACCTCGATGTGGTCAACGGCAACCATGATGAATCGACACGCACGTACAACTCTTACCCTGGCGATGGTTGGGCTACAGAGTGTGCTCTTGCCGTCTCAGATGCCTTGTCGCTGGCTGGAATTGAGAATGTGTATGTGAGGGTACCTGACCAGTGGCAGAGCCATATGACGGTTCCTGTGGGTAACTCGAATGTAGTTGTCGCACACGGTCATCAGTGGCCTATCGGCAAAGCAATGGAATGGTGGAAAGAACAGGTCTTTGGTAACAACGGTCCAGAGTCTGCATACGTATTGCAGAATGGGCATTGGCACACTCCCCTAATTAAATTTGAAGGAGCCAGAACGCAAATCCAATCGGCAACCTTTGATGGTGGGTCAGATTGGTATCGCGACAAACATGGAACGGCAGCTAATCAGAGACGCGGCGCTCTCACCTATCTGCTGAAAGACAATGTGCCGCAACAGATTACACTTGTCTAGGGAGATTCCAGCCATGGTCACCAAAGAGGAAATCATTGCAGCCCACAAGAGGCTTGAAGAGGCTGTGGACGAATTGGTTCGTCTAGCTTCTCAGGCTGGTGATGGGGATCGTATTCCTTCAACAGTAGCGGGTTACATTCTCGCGGTTGATAATCGGTTCATTGATGAACAAGGATATTGTGATGGTTATATCTCTTACTATGACCCTCTGGCTGGACAACCCGAACACATTTCGCGAATGATTCTTCACGATGCCCTAGAGGTTGCGGAAATGCGACAGGCTATGAGGGTATCCGGAGATGACGACGATTGATTTATACCTTGCCATTATTGATGGTGTGTTCCCGAAAGTGGTACTCCTACAATACAATCCGATGATGCAATGGGTGGTAGCTTATCTATGATTGATCTATCAATCCTCGTGTGCTCTACCCATACACGCTGGGATAACTTCGCGCAGAAGATTCAGGAACAATTGTGGGGGCAGTATAATCTGCTGACCCCGGAAGACCAAGAGCGCGTAGAGATTCTAATTCTTACCGACAACAAAAAGATGATGCTTGGTGAGAAGCGTAATGTCATGGTGGACATGGCACAAGGGAAATACGTTGTCTTCGTTGACGACGATGACCGTATCGCAGAGGATTATATCTCAGAGCTACTGAGTGCCACCGAAAGTGGTTGCGATGTAATCACTTTCATGGCTATGGTCTCCCTGAATGGTGGGGCGTACAAGCCTTGCCATTACTCTAAAGACGTTGAGATGGATTACAACGTTCCGGATGCCTACTACCGTATTCCCAATCACATTTGCTGTGTGAAACGTGAACTAGCACAACAGGTTTCGTTTCCCAACAAGCTTTACGGTGAAGACTCAGCCTATTCGAAACTGCTTCTGCCACTACTGAATACAGAGTATCGACTAGACAGGTACCTGTACTTCTATGACTACAATTCGAAAACCACTGAGACACAACAGCATATGAATGGTCGAATCCGTAAGCGCCAGAACGTAGCACCCATTGTAGATGTGATTATTCTAAGTAATGCTCAATCGTCAATGCTAAAGCGTATGACGCAAGAGGCGATCGATACATGCCTTGCGGGTGCCAATTCACTACCCGTGAATATCATTGTGGTAGAACAGAATACAAGAATCGAATACAAGAACGCTACGACACACCACTGTCCAGAATCTTTCCACTACAATTACTTTGCCAATGAGGGTGCGCTGCTGGGTAATTCAGAATGGATTATGGTATCGAATAATGATGTTGTGTTCCATGATGGATGGCTCCACGAACTACTCGCGGCCAATCACCCTGTAGTCTCCCCCATATCGCCGAAAGATGTTCGGCAGCAAGACATTACAGAGAACGAATTGGGTACGCAGGTTGGCCGTCACCTATCCGGCTGGTGCTTTATGATCAGTCGCGAAATGTGGTGCGCTATAGGCGGATTCGATGAGCGAGTGTCGTTCTGGGGCAGCGACGATGTGGTCGTAGAGCAGGTGCTACGAGAGGGCGTTAAGCCCATGGTGGTCGCGAATTCCGTTGTGGACCACCTAGGTTCGCAGACACTGAAAAGGCAAAGCAGCAACAAACAAAATGAACTGACGTGGGAGCAGCTAGATATCCTAATTGATATTCTAGGGTCTCACCGTTTGCAGAATCATCCCGAATATGTCCGCTGGAAAAAATCTCGTGTGACTGTTGACCAGTGAGCGTCAGCGTGTATAGTCCTAGGTGTGTTCTGGTGAAGCGGACACGGACAGGGAAACCCCCCTTGCGGGAAACTTGGGGGGCTTCTCTCTGAACTTGAAAAGGGAAGGTACACAATGACTCTGCTCAATCAGATTATCGCCATCGACAAGGGTGAACGTTCCAAGGCTCGGAGTGTGGAAACCAAGGCGTACCAGACATTTGGGAAGTCTGGTCTCCTGCAAGGCATTTCGCGCACTTACCAGCCTCTCAATGAGGATGACGTTGAGCTTCCACCCGAGTCCACTAAGGTTCAGGTTAAGGTCCCGAGTGTCATCGATGACGTAAAGTCTGCTCTTGCAAGGGCTTTCGATGTTGTGTTGACCAAGGAAGTCGCCAATGGTTCTGCCGTTGCCGATATTAAGGTTGGCGATGAGGTTGTCGCAACCGAGGTTCCGGTCACCTACCTCCTGTTCCTGGAAAAGGAATTGGAGAACCTGTTCACGTTCGCGAAAGCCATTCCGCGCCTTGATCCTTCGGAAGATTGGACATACGACGAGAACGTCGGTGCCTACGCTTCTCAGGTAGTGCAGACCACGAGGACCCGTAAGGTTCCCCGCCACTACGAATTGTCCCCTGCCACAAAGGAACACAAGGCGCAGGTGGAGATGTACTACGAGGACAAGGTTGTTGGGACCTGGTCTACCCGAAAGTTCTCTGGCGCAATGCCTTCCGATGAAGTGGACGCAATTGTCCATCGAATTGAGGACTTGCAGCGCGCTGTGAAACAGGCTCGGGAGAAGGCGAATTCAACTGCCGTGCAGGACAAGCACATTGGTGCTGACATTCTGAATTACGTGTTTGGGTGAGTGAAATGACTCAGAAGCGTAAGCATCCCAAGCCTAAGAAAAAGATTCGGAATCCCGACCGTCCGAACGGAAAGGCTTGGAAACAGGGACTTCCGCCTGATCAGCGGTAGCGCGCAGCAGACGTGTTGTGCGGCAACGGCTTGGACTTGAAAGTGCTGGCAATAGACCAAAGGGGTTCGATTCCCCTTCGTTGCACGAGGATACATGCAGCGTATCCTAGAAAGTGAAACTCAGATTAAATAACAGAATATGAAAAGTGAATGGACTCAGTGTGTTTGGTTCGAGTCCCACCGTGGCCACCACAAGGCCATGTAGCCCAATTGGAAGAGGCACCCGTTCACGAGATGAGACTATTGCTGCCAATCTCATCACCCCGAATCCGACAAGGCAAATCGACTGTCGCGCATACACTTTGAATAATGCAGGTTCGAATCCTGCCCCGGGAACGAAAGCCTTTGTGCTGTAAGGCTTCTCACCACACAATCCCGGGTGGCTTAATGGCAGAGCGATTCACTGAAAGACTAAATGCGAGACTTATAAACGTGTTGCCTTGGACAGCAAGAGGATTCAATGTTGCTTAGGGAGCACCAACACTTGAAACTTGGACGCGCTCCCCAAACCACTGAACATGGTTTGATCCAAACATGACACAGGACCCCGGTAGACGGTTACTCTACCGGGGTCCGCTTAATGGGGAATAGCTCAGTCTGGCAGAGCATTCGGCTGTTAACCGAAATGTCGTAGGTTCGAATCCTACTTCCTCAGCATCATGATCACCGCTTTGCGAAAGCGGGCGGTGATTTTCCTGCCCCCGTGGCGGAATTGGCATACGCGCTAGACTTAGAATCTAGTATTACTGTGAGTTCGAATCTCACCGGGGGTACCGATTAAAACCTGCACGAAATGCCATGAGAGCAAAGAGCTTTCAGATTTCAGCCGAAAAGGGAATGGCCACGCTTCATGGTGCAAATGTGACGTTAGGTGCGCCAACTGCCATCGTCGCAAAACAGTAACTCAATTCGGTTGGTGGAAAGGGAATTAATGGAATACAGCGGGGCAACCAAAGCCTTTGTGGCACAACTAGATTCAGACCCTGTCGAGCATCCCAACCACTACACAGGGTTGCCGATTCCATGCGTCCACTGTGGCCATAACATCGAATGCATTGATGTAGCAAAGCATTTCAATTTTAGTCGCGGCTCTGCGCTCAAATACATTTGGCGGGCAGACCTAAAGAGCAATACGATTGAAGATCTGCGAAAAGCCAAGCAGTACTTGGAGTTTGAGATTGAGAAGCTGGAAAAGGAATTGAATGGAAAAGCCTGAGGTTTACGATACTCCTGTTTACCGGGAGATGTACAAAGCCGGTAGAGTTGACAGCGTGGATAGCGCCATTATCGATTGCATTAACTATCTGAGTGATGACTACGATGACCTCTCGACTCTCGTATTCACGTTCACACCAATGAATTTGATCGATGAAACCGATGGCCATATTGTTTGGGGTCACCTACAGGAGTGTGAGTATGATGATGCTGGAAAGCCAAAGGCACCAGCGGATTACGTACTCATGGAAGTTAGGCTAGCCAAGACAGAGCCTAAGTTGAAGTCTATTTAAATAGCTTGTCGCACAAGGAATTTCCCTTTCCTTTCGCCTTGTGCGGCAACGGGGGTTTGGTCGTCTCGCCGGTAAGGGTACGATAGAAGGATTTTTGGCCTAGGCAGTGCCAGTCATTCAGCGCGCACCTATCGCCACCAAACCCCTTCCAAACTTATTGGGACATAAGGAAACCCAAGGGGAGCATAAAGGAGAGAGGAAATGCTACAACCCTTGGGTCCTTATTCTCTCAGTGTGCCAAGGCAATTTCAAACTGAGCGTCTTAGTTCGAAAAGCCTACCGAGAGAAGCTTATTCAGTTCTTCATCACGCTATTTGCCATTAGTTCCATGAAAATGAGGTCAATCTGTTTCTCACTTTCACCCTGGACAAGCATGATGCTTCCGACAACTGGGGTGCCATCGCAATTCCCACAATCACAATGGGCTTTTGTGTTGAGGATTCCGGCCGACTTAACAAGTCCTCCCGCAACAGGATTCCGGTCCTCATCCCACTTGTATTCGAGGCAGACGTTATCGGAAAGGCCACGCAATTCCCAATCGTGATTGACTATGGAAATGGTCTCTTCGAATTCCTTGATTGCGTCATCCATTGTCTTTCCCTCTTCGAACATTCCGGCAGAGGGCTGAGGCAGTGACGAGAGGAAAAATGAACCGTAAATCATTGTGGACACCCTTTCTTGTTTGTTGGTGTGCCACCAGGGTACACACGATAGGGCTGATGTGCAATGTCTCTGTTTCGCTCGAAACCTCGTGCAGAATGGCTACTTTGGACCGTCTCAGAGCTACAGGAAAAGCATGGAACCCCTTGCAGCACTGAGGATTTGGAAGAGGCCACGGCTTGGGATGAGCGACAATTGAAACCGTTTTTAACGGAGTTGCTTAATGAGGGACTGTTGGCTGGTTGTACCTGCGGAATTTGCTTGGGGGACTTTGCAATTACCGCTAGCGGTAGACGAAAGATGGAATGCTTTCCAGCGCTTAAAGACTCAAAACCAATAGGGCCAATCAAAAAGCCTGATACAAATGAAGATATGGACACACTCTTTTGAAAACCATTAAGAGTCTAGCCAAAAACCAAGGGACAGTAGAGAGTCAAAAGGCTGAACTGATAGAGTCTCTTGAATTCAGCTACCCCAATATACAACTCAGCGATGTGAGATTCATCGAAGTGGATGGCGAATGGTCAGTGTTCGCTGTCGATTACGAAGGTACACTATGGAATACGCAATTCTAGTATTCTTCCAGTTTCTCAACTGGATACTAACACTCATCTAAGGATAAATGAAATGGCTCCATTGAATATCGTTATCAGCATTCTAGTTATCATTCTGCTGGTAGCACTCATCATGTTCCTACTCTGAAAGTAACTGAAAGGGAAGAAGCTTGGATAAGGAAACACTACAAGAGGCCCGTACGTTGGTTCGTGAAATCCTGGAGGATTTTAGCCCCACCGAATTAGCTGTTGGCTCAGTGGCTTTGAACGCCGCCATGGTGGACTTGATTCCGGATGACGCTATGCTAGAAGCCATTTACGATCTAGCAGAGAATTACAATGAGGCCCTTAATGATTGAGAATTATGATGAGGCGCTAGAAGACGCCAAGCGTATCGTGGCTGACTTCATGAAGGAAGACAAGTACGAAGTCTGTTTGCTAGCAATGTCTTTGACGATGGCTATGGCTGATGTGCTAGATGATGGCGAATTGATCGATAAGATTCTAGATCGGTCGGAAGAGTTTGAAGAAGACTTAAGAGATTGATTGTGGCACAAGGCAAATGGACCAAGAGAATTGAATTCCTCACCGACGCCAAGCGCTCATTGTGGATTCACTTTTGGTTCATGGTCTTGTGGCTTATTCCGGGCACTGTGGTCACGGTGATTTGGCTGTCTGACATGGTAGCATGGGTCTCGTGGATGAGCCTGTACGCCTTGGTAGTTGGACACTGGTCAGGAATGCAGGCAGCATTGGCGGATTTGAGAAGCCCTGACGCAGAAGAGGATTCGGATGACGATAGTTAAGTGTGAGAACTGTTCTCGCCCAATGAGTTACGATGAGGGATTCACCTTGATGGATCAGGCCAATGTAACCTCTATCGAATTCTGTTCTCGAAAGTGCTTGGTACACTTCATCGCAACGAATGTAGCTGAGTGGTCTAAAGAGCTGAACGAAAGGCTAGCATGAGCGAACTGAATGACATGCTTGGCATGAATGAATACCCTTGTGGCGCAACAAATCCTGATGAATGTACTTGCTACTACGATTTGAAATGCCCCAAGTGTGAGCACCATCCAGATTCCCTCACTCACCAATTCGACTGTGTGAACTGTAATCACATCGGTGGATATGGTATCGGCTCAGGCCATGAGTGTAAATGCACGAGAGTTAAAGGGCACGAACTAGACTCGGCAAGACCTCATAGCTGTGGTTGTGGGGCACTATGGGGAGAACTAAAGGCGTATTGAGTACCAACACATTCGAGATAATTGTTTTCCTACACGAAGATATGCCCATGTACGAGGTTGAGCCGTTCGCGTATGAGGAAATGTCAAAAGCCTTGCAGGATAAGGGATTTGATGATTTCGAGAACTTCCGCCTAGACGAAGTGGATGATGCCTACGCTTATGGGAAACGGATTCCAAACATGCTTTCCTACAGGTTTAGGGCAGAGGTAGAGAAGCCTCTGAAACAGGTTCGCGCACAACGGATTACAGAAGAGGATAGTGACTGGTGAAATGCTTTGTAGCACAGCCATCGTGGCTCATCCATCGCGGAAGGAACGGGCAGAGAAGCTAGCAACGCTTCTCCCACAACCTAATACGATTGTCATGGACAGTGACAACCTGGGTCCCGGTGAAAACCATTGGCGTGCATGGGTTGCCGCCTACGATGAAGACGCAGAATGGATTCTCGTAGTAGAGGATGACGCTCTGCCCATCGATGGCTTCGAAGATGAACTAGCACAAGTACTTTCAAATTCCCCTAGTCCAGTGGTCTCCCTTTACCTTGGACAATCAAGGCCATTCTCTTGGCAGCATGGTATCGGTGAAACCATCAATATGCTTGAAATGCAAGGGGATTCAAGCGGATGGTTACTATGTCAGCAAATGTTACATGGTGTAGGTATCGCTATTCGAACTGACCTCGTAACGGACATGCTCACTTGGGCACCGATGTATCACACTCTAGAGGGAAGACCTAAGCCTTACGATGAGGCTATTGGAATGTGGTGCCGCGCAATGGGTTTGCCCATCGCCTATCCTTTCCCCTCTATTCTTGATCACGATGATACGGAAACCCTTGTCGCACATGTGGATAAGCGCAAGAGGGAAGTAGGAACCAGGGTTGCCTGGAAGACAGGAAAAGCCAACAGAGATAAGGAAACTCAACTATGGATAATGCCTACCTCCTCTCGGCTCCCGAGTGCAAGGCGCTGATTAATGTTCTAATGAATCATCTAGCAGCACAAGGGATTTCCTGTTCTATCTCATATACTACTCGTGGTTCTGTATTCGATTCCATTCCCCATCCGGCAGAGATTGATAACGATGGATGCTGATTGGGACGACGGTCCTCTTTGTGAATTCGATGATGACCATTTCGACTATCACAGTAAGTGTGAATGTGGCCACGCCGCAATAGATCACGAGGGTTGCCCTTGTAAATGTATCATCCGGTATTGCTTTGAATGTGAATGTAGGCAGTATCGCGAAAGTGGAGAGACAAGGTTAAACCTCCATGAATGAAAGACTAAGGCGCAGACTAGAATTGCGCAGAAGCAATGCCGCGCAACCACATACGCCCAAGCGAGACAAGGGAACACGAAAAGAAAGGAAACGCAAGGCTATTGAGGATTCTCAGCAAACGTAAGCTTGGTCATGAAACTGCCGTACAGGTACACTTTCCCGATGGTAGTAAATCTGAAATTGTTTATGTCGCTTCATCTTTCGAGGATGCCGACGTTCTCCACGTCATCCAATACGATGATGGCTCTTTGAATTTCACGTACCACCCAGGGGAGAATGAATGACCACCGAGAAGTACGAATACATTCAATGTGGATGCTTTGCCTGTAAAGAACAGCGTAGAACCGATCATCCGAATGTTGTTGCCTCCCTTGACTTTGTCAAAAACGAAGTCCGAATTAACGGCAGAAACGTTATCCCAGAAGAAGCTTTCTTAGAATACGGTCCTACCGTAGAAATCAATGAGGGATTCATGACTCTCCGAATTGGTATCTTCTGCAACGAGGTTGAGGTTATCGGTCAGGAAAAGGGCCTTAATTGGATAAAGAATTCCTGAAAGGCTGTAAGCCTATATTTAAGGGCTACGATAATGGCAGTGATCCACAATGGGGTATCCTGCTCCACTATGAGAACGAAGACCAGTACCGATTCCTAGCCCTCGAATTCTGTTGTGGCACAAAGGGTTTCGTGGTAGGAGGTATTCAATGGAGATTGCATTAGTAATCGGCCTATTCCTAATCCTCTACTTCTGTGCCAGAGTACAGCCTACCCACTACAAAGGTAACCGTCCTATAGGTAGGGGTACTCCAAATGCCAAGCCTCCCAAGGGTACTGGTGGGGTAGCTAGGGGTAGGGGTAGGAGTAGACGGGTAGGGGTAGGTAATAACCATGTCACGCACAAGGGAAGAAGCCTATAAACGTAAGCGGCGCAGGCTATTACGGGAGACCGACGGTATCTGCTGGCTATGCGGAATTGAAATTGATATGACGCTAGAATTCCCTGATCCTATGTCCTTCAGTGCAGACCATGTATACCCAGTGGGTGAGGGTCATCCTAATGCAGGTCCCCTTATGGCAGCACACCTAAGGTGCAACCAACGTAGGGGTAAGGGTACCAAGGATATACGGCACCAGAGGGATTGGTAGTAGGGCTATGGTGGATAGGGGATATAGAGTACTGGTGGAATACAGTGATACACATAGGCATCCATGTCTACAGCACCATGAGGATATGGTGGTACGTATGAGACTAGAGGATGGTACTACATGGTACTACTGTGTAGGCCACAGTATTAGTTGGTCTGATAAGTAATACAATGCTATTCCTATTCTATCTATTGCTATTCTTCATACTAACCATGTGCATTATCAATGAAGGATAAAAGAAAATAAAATAAAAGAATACTATATCAATGGACAGCTAAGGCTCAATACCTCAATGCCTCCAATGACCACACTCTAATGTGTGCTCGCACAACAAGATTCACGCCCATAGATAGAGTGCATACCAGCATAGGGATAGGGTAATAAACAATGGCATACACCAGACAATGGGATAGCACATGGACATGGTATAGGAACATAGAGATAATAGGTACTGGTGAAGAGGGAGAATATGAAATCAAATACCCAGACCGATACACAATCGAATACGAATACGAATAACGTTGCAGGACAAGCACACTCACAATGCGCGTGCGAAATAGCAAACAATGATTGTCCAGTCTGCTACTAACGGAATTCCTACCAGCACAAATGCAAAAGAATAGGTGGGAATACACATTCATTGCAGGGGCATGAATTCACACACATATGTGCAGGAATTGAAAAGAAAAGGAAAAGAATAGAGAAAAGGGAGGGGGGAGGCCCCCTTTTGCCTTCTGGCCGCTACTCTGCCCAT